AAGTAACTTGCAAAATTTGTATTATTAACAAATTGATTTCCATCAACTGTATAGTTGTTTAAATAGAAAATAGCTACTGATGTTTTTTGATATATCGTATAGTTAACATCTACAAAAGTATTCGTTAAAACATCTAATAATTCTAAAGTTACATCATCTATTTTCTTTGAAATTTTGAAAACTTCTGTATTGATAATTATAATACTATTTTGTTGTAAATTATTTGGTAAAATTACACCAGAACTAAATGTTAAAATATATGTACCTATTGTACCGCTAACTGTTCCTTCACTAAAAATAGTATCAAATCCATCAGTACAAACTGGCATTTTATAAGTATCACCAATATTTTCAGTAATTTTAAAATTTACTGATGTTTCACAAATTCTGGCATGTTTTCTTTCATCTATTATAAATCCACCAACAACATCATTTACATTTTGTTGATTAAAAATACTACCACCAATAAATGTATTACCAGAAACAGTATAATCGTTCAAATAAAATGTTATTTGTCTAAATACAAAATTTTCATTGTAATAATATTGAATTGTAACAATATCATCAATTGCTGGTATAAATGGTAATTTAATTTTACCATTTATCGCATCAAATTCTAATGGTATTACTGAAATAGAATTAACAGTAATTATAATATCTGATATTTCAGCAATAACAGGATCTGGAGTACTTTTCAATAATGGTTTAAACATTGTTGAAATTATATCTTCTGTTCCATTAAATTGTGTAGATACATCTTCAGTTATAGTTTTAATTTCAGTTTGAAGGTCACTACAATCAATTCTAGTATCATCAGAGAACTTGGTATTTAATATCCATTTATTAACATCACAAATTGATCCTGAATCATTTGGTACAATCTGTTGAAATCCACTATCATCTAATAAAGGTATTTTATTACCAAATGAATCTAAAATTGGACCATGATTATCTTCTTCAAATAAATATGTACAACCTGCATGAAAATTAAATTTTTCTGACCAAATAAACCTTTGCATCATGAAAATATGTGCAGGTTTTACTAAATTAAAATATGCAGTTAAATTTTCACTAATAGTTTGTAAATCATAATTTGTAAAATTACTATCATTTACAAACATATCTATTGCTACAATAAATTGATAAGATATATCAAGTGTTTCATCAAAAACTAATTCACGTATTTTAACATCAAATCCTGTAAATAACGCTATACCATCTTCAATTACATCCTTTTTAGATCCTTTATAAAATATACTTGCTAATGAAACTAATAATCTTCTATAATCTTGATGTGAAAAAATAGAATTTGGTTTTGTGAAAAATAAATATCCAAGTTTTTCATATAAATATTCTGGTCTAACAGATGAAAAAGATGCATCTTTATCAATATCAATCAATTCTTGAAACATTCTACATAATTCTAATGATAATGCTTTATGATGACCATAAAAATTGGTTGATTTAGATCTAGAATAATTACTTGGTAAATATTCTTGCAAATTTTTCAAATATGTCAAAGAACATTTATGCAAATCAAATCTATAATCTAATGAACTTGTCGCTGTTACATGTGGTACAAAAATGTAAGAGTAATCCAACATTTTGTTTCCAATATTATCAGCTGCTGAAATTTTAACATTTACTTGTACTTTGTGTTCAAATGAATAATTAGGAGTAACAAAAATTAAATACCCATTTTCTTTTTCTAAAAATGCAAAATTTAAATTGTTTTCTAAAATGAATAATTCCAAACTATATTTTTCTAGTAAAATACTTTTTTCACTAATTGTTAAAATATCTTTGCTTGAATGTTGATTAAAATTTTCGTCAATAATTTCACTAGTATAAAAATCTAAACTATTTATATAATCATTTACTTTTTGAATTGTTGAATAATTAACATCATAAAAACTGATGTTTACATCTCTTTGACCATTTATTTTAGTTCTTAATGTATTATTTAAAATTTCTATTGTTGCTGTTTCTGCTGTACCAGTATATTGAATGTTTAAAATACTAAAAACGTTCAATTTATAAATGTCTTGATTTATTTGAACTTTTACAGATTTAATGTCTACACCAGATTCATAATCAACAAGATTAACAATAACATTACTTTTTAATGATACATCTGTTGCATTAGGTATTGGAAATAATTCTTTTATTTTTGGAGGTGTTACATCTGCTGGAACAAAATTATATTCAAATAAATCATAATTACCTGCTAAATCATATGTGTAAACTTTTAGAATTTGAATATCATTGAAATTAAGTACACCTTGAATTGGATTTATAGAAACATTATATTCTTTTGCCGAATGAATATTAGTTCTTGTAAAATGAAAATATGAACTATTTTTAGAAGTTGAATATTCTATTCCATCAACAACTATTTTTGTTTTATTAATATCAATGCCAGAAAGATCATCATTTAATTTGAATGTTATTTCTGTTGTACCAGGTAAAATAATACAATCTATTGGTTGAAAATTTGAAATTACTGGAGATTCTAAATCTAAACATAATGTTTTTGTTTGTGTTGTTTCAACGTTTCCTGCGTTATCAATAGAAAAGAATTTAATAGTATAAATTCCTGATGAACTAAATTCTATTTGATTTCCTGAAGGAGATAAAAAATTTGGTTCAGTACCATCTATAGTAAAATATGTCGTAGCACCACCAGAATGTTCATCAATAATAGTAAATATTACAACTGGATTATTTGTCCATACGCAACTTTGACTATTTGAATAATATCCATCAGTAGCTAGATGTCCTTCAACAAGACCATTTAAAACTATTTGTGCCATTTTCTCCCCTAATTATATCGGAGTTTCTTCGCTAAAACGTTTTCTTTCATCACGTGATGCTATTTCAGCAGATGTTGTAGGATTTCCACCAACACCATCATATGCATATGCCCAATATCTATCACCATCTATATCTGACCATTTTATTATAGCTTTAGCATATGTTGAAAAATCATAAGATATTGCTAAATTATCAATGTTTAATTGTCCTAAATAATGTTTAATATCATTATACGTATAAGGACCTGAAAGAATTTTAAATTGTGTAGTATATTTTATATTATCTTTAATAGTAAATTCATTTGTCGACGTTCTTTTTGGTAAATCATAATAATAATTTCCTGGTAAATTAATAGGATCTTCCTGTGAACATAATAAATCGACAGAATTTACAGATCCCCAAGAAGTACCATTCCACCATTGAAAATCATTTAACCTTCTAATATTTACATATAATGATAAACCAGGAATCCCAATATTATTATCTAATATTTTTTCATTAAAACGAATAGGTTCATTTGCAATAATTATTTTCATTTTATCTCCGTTTAATTAACTTTGTGTGCTATTATAATTGGTGAATAAACTGTAACATTCTGATCTGAAACAGAAGAAGAAGAAATGTATAGTTTAATAGTAGTAGTAGTAGATATATCTGCTAAAAAAGATTTAGAAATGATAGTTTTAGCATTTATTCCAGCAGTATGCATAATACTTGAATTATCTGTTACATCGTTTAAATAACAACGCATAAAAATAGAATCTGCTGGTGCTACAACAACAGCATAATAATGTATCAACCAAACACCATTAACAGTTAAAGTCATATATCCAGATCCAGTATTTATAGAACATCCTGATGCTACTGGTCCAGCAGTATTTAAAATTGTTATTTGCTGTGGAGCGGAACCTAAAGGAAGAAATTGTTGTGATTGATACCAATCATAAATTTCTCCGTATCCTCTAACACCAGGTGAACCTGTTACTCCTTGAATACCAGTATTTCCTTGTAAACCAGTTTGACCTTGAATTCCTTGCAAACCAGTAATACCTCTAAGACCTGTCATACCTTGTTGACCTTGAATTCCTTGTAAACCAGTTTGACCTTGAAATCCTGTTATTCCTTGAACTCCTTGTAAACCAGTATTTCCTTGATTTCCTTGTTGACCTTGAATTCCTTGTAAACCAGTTTGACCACGTAACCCTGTTTGACCTTGAATACCTTGAATTCCTGTTTGACCTTGAATACCTTGAATTCCAGTTTGACCTTGAATACCTTGAATTCCAGTTTGACCTTGAATACCTTGAATTCCAGTTTGACCTTGAATTCCTTGAATGCCAGTGTTACCTTGAATTCCTTGAATACCAGTGTTACCTTGAATTCCTTGAACTCCAGTTTGTCCCTGAATTCCTGCAGATCCATTCAAGTTTCCTTGCAAAACCCATACATCATTTATTTTCTGATAATAATCTCCATTATTTGAATCTAAATAATAATCTCCATCAGTACTTGTTTCATAAGTGAGTGATACATTGTCTATTTTAGCTCCAACAGGTGTATCTCTATAAAAAAACAAATTTAATGATTCAGAACCTGCGATGAAAATTATAGTTTGTCCTAATCCTGGTGTATGTACTGCTTCGTAATTATAACCACCACCAATATAGACTAAAACATTCGCATCAATGATATCAAAAGTTAAAGTATACGATTTCCCAGCTACAATGGCAATATCACTGCGATAAATTAAAGATGTCGAAACAAATTGTGTTGGAGCACCTAAAATTCCTTGACCTCCAATAATAGCACCATTACCACCATGACTCCACCAAGTATCTGAATCAAATGTTCCATTTGTTATTGCATTTACTATAGGAGTACCAGTAAACCATTTATCACCTTTTATGCCAGTTATACCTTGTTCTCCTTGAATTCCTTGAGTACCTTGTAATCCTTGAATTCCGGTTTCTCCTTGAATACCTTGCAATCCAATTTCACCATTCAATCCAGTAATTCCTTGTAAACCTGTTTCGCCTTGCAATCCTGTTTGTCCTTCTAATCCATTTATTCCTGTTTCACCTTGTAATCCAGTCGTACCTCTTAATCCGGTTTCTCCTTGTTGTCCTATACCTGTTACACCATTTATTAAATATCCTTCTGCATCAACAAGTCCTTTTATTATAGAGGTAGAAACAAATATAGCTGTTGCCGGATTTGATGCATTAGCAACAGTAATTAACATTTTAGCATCACTAGAAATAGATATTCCTAACCAATATTTTGCAACACTAGTAGATAATAATTGCCAAGTACTACCAAAATCGTAAGAATAATAAATATGAAATAATCCTGGAGAATCATATTGTAAAGTAAATCTAATTTTTCCATCAGCTGACATTACTATTCGTTGTCTTTCAGCACTGCTACCAGATGTTGTCCACGTTACACCATAATCAGAAGATTTGAATATTTGATTAACATTTGAAGTTATTGCAGTTTGATATTTCCCATCAGCTGACATTGAAACACTAACCCAATTTCTAGAAGATTGTTTAGAAGCCCAAGAAATACCATAATTTGATGAGACATAAATAGTATTATTATTAAAAACAACTGTTACATATTTTCCGTCAGCTGAAATTGTAATTGCTCTGGCCTCAGCGCCAGAAGCGCCAGTTAATGATGTATTCCATGTAACACCGTAATCTGAAGATAAATATACTGTTGCATCATTATGACAAGCAACTTGATATTTTCCAGTACTTGAAATAGCTACGCTTTGCCAAGATTTAGCTTCAGCTTTATCAGTAAATGTTAAACCATAATCATCTGATACTTTAAGAATTATATCATACATTGCAATTATTCTATATTTACCATTAGATGACATTGCAACAGAATAGATAGTGCTAAGTGGTGTTATATTCTGTGAAAACGTAACACCAAAATCTATAGAACTATATTTATCTAACTGTATATATTTTCCATCAGAAGACATGGCTACAGCTCTAAATCCGCCAGTTCCTAAACTTAAATCTGTCCTTTTTGTTCCTAAAGAATTTATAATAGAAGGCATACTACTATTTATGTAATATTGTAAATCTGATGTGCCAGCAATTCCTTGAATTCCTGTTACACCTTGATCACCTTTCATCCCAGTAAATTCACCAAAATCATACCAACTTATACCATCATACATAATACAATGTCTACTTAAATCTCCGACCATGGGAGTATTTTGATCTATTCTATTATCATTAACTACTACAAAAACATAAACGTCATCTGGCGTAGCACCAGAATTTTCTATTTCTATAACTTTAGCTTCATCTAAATCATTATACTGATCAACTTGAAATCTTTCACCCATTATTCCTTGAATACCCGTTGCACCTTGAATTCCTTGTATACCAGTTTGACCTTGAATACCTTGAACTTTTTCCCAATTATTTATGTCAGTATATGGCAACATACTTAATCTATAAATACCATTATTTATAGTATCAGTATTAACTGAAACAATCATTCCTACATAACTTAATAAACCATACGTATCAGGATGAATTAATTCAGCTAATGTATCTACTTTCAATCTTGCATCAAGTGCATCTGCTACACCTGGTTCAAAATTTGCTGATAAAGGTAATAAACCTTTAGTTCTTGACATATTATACTCTCCACCTTAAAGTTCTATTCAAAATTGTTGCACCATTATAAGTGTATTGATTATAAGTAACTGTAACACTATTAATTACCTTTTGAATTGTTGTGACAGAAAATGAATTTATATCAATTACATCATATAATCCAGACAACGTATTTAATTGAGCAATTTCAGTTATATTTCCATATGCTACTGGTAATTGTAATGTTTGTTTATTAACACCATCTTCTGCAACCATAACAGTAATAATTTGGCTACCATATGTTTGTAATAGTTGTTTAGTAAATGTATTAATAGAAACAGTTGTTGCAAAAAATGGATATACACCAGTTATAGTTCTTGTTATTATTGATGTTTGACCAGCTGCTAATGGTGTATTAAAATTTGTACCTTTACTACCTTTTGGTTGAACACCACCATCATAAGCAACTCTTCCTGTCCATGACTGATTTCCTGTTAATACTTCATAATTTGAAATATTTTGTGAATCAGTTAAATTTGTAGTTGGAACATTATTTAAACCTGTTCCTGAATATATAAAAGTATTTGGAAGTCCTGAACGATAAGGACTATCAGATAAATATTGTGGATTAATACTTCCTCTATTAAAAGAACTATTAAAAGAAATTGTGGGTATAATTTCACCAATTTCTTTTAAACCACTAATGCTTGCTGTGAAAGTTGCTGAAGGATTTGTTAATATACCAAATAATTCTGGATAAAGCATTAGATCAAATAATTCTGTCATATTTTTATTAGAAAAAGTTGTACCAGCAGTAATACCACCAACAGTAATAACTGATGGTGAAGCATTAGTATAAGTTTCTTGTAATCCTGTATTTCCTTGAATACCAGTTATTCCTTGAATACCTTCCAAACCTGTATTACCTTGTAAACCTTGTAGTCCTATATCTCCTTGTAAACCATCTATTCCTTGAATACCTGTATTACCTTGTACGCCTTGAATTCCATTTATTCCGGTTTCACCTTGTAAACCTAATCCTGTTTCGCCTTGAATTCCAGTTTCTCCTTGAATTCCATTTATTCCAGTTTCACCCTGAATACCTTGTAATCCAGTATTTCCTTGAAAACCTTGAATTCCAGTTTGTCCTTCTAAACCAATTATTCCTGTTTGTCCTTGAATTCCTTGTAAACCTGTTTCTCCTTGTGTGCCTTGAATTCCTTGAATTCCTTGTAAACCTATTTCTCCTTGAAATCCTTGAATGCCTTGAACACCAGTTTCACCTTGTAGTCCATTTATTCCTGTTTGTCCCTGAATTCCTGTTTCACCTTGAATTCCTTGTAAACCAGTATTTCCATCTACACCAGTTTCACCCTGTAATCCATTTATTCCAGTTTGTCCCTGAATTCCTTGAATTCCATTTAAACCAGTTACTCCTTGAATTCCTTGAAGTCCAGTTTCACCTCTATTAAAATTTGGCATTTTCTATTTATCTCCTATGGAATATTAGTTTGTGTTACTGGAGGAGTATGATCATACTTTACTAATCCAGTTTTAACAATTTCAGTATTTCCAACTTTATCTATAGCATAAAATTGAATATTAATCGCACCTTCATATGGTAATGTAAATCTTACAAATGATTGTAAAGGATCAATTATAATATGTTCATTCCAATCAATATCAGTCGGTAATTTATAATAAATCTTATCTATTCCTGATTCTATATCTGATGCAGTTAGAATAACATCTGGCACATAGTTTTTAAACCAATTATTATTACCATCAGGTACTGAAGGATCAGTTGATATAAGTGTTTCTGGTGCAATAGCATCAGAATATATCACATTTGATTCTTTTACAGTTTCTTGATTGCCAGCTTTATCTATTGAATAATACTTAATTATAAAAACTCCAGAAACTGTTAATTCAATTCTATTATTAGGTAAGTCTTGATATCTTAATGAAGGATAACTACCATCAATAGAATAAAAAGTATCTGAAACTCCTGAAATAACATCTACTGGATTTAATTGAATATATATAGGTGCTTTTTGAAAATTAGGATTAATTATAGAAGTATCAGTTGTTACTGGAGCTATTAAATCTAATTTAAAACTTAATTGTATTAATCCACTTTGTTTTTGTGGAACATCAGAAAATTGAACTGAATTAAAATCATAAGCTTTAGCATAAACTATGTGTGCATCATTTACCATATAAAAATCTGATAGTGCACCTTGAAATTCAACCAAAAATTTAATTTTATTCAACTCTAATATATAAGTAGAATCAATATGATCTAATGACAGTGTTCCTTGAATTTTTAAAGAAGTTGCATTAATTCTTTCTTTTACATATACAGATTCAGTACCAAATGTCAATAATGCATTTTCAATATTTAATGGTAAAATACCAGAATCAAATGTAACAATATCAGATCCAATATATCCTGTAGCTAAACCAGTAGTATGAACAATTTCGTCAAATCCAATAAATTTTGAAACATCATCTCTAATAGGAACTACTATATCTAAAGCAACTGTATCTAAACTAAAATTTACTTTATCAATACCTATATAATGATGATAATCACATAATATTTCATTTTCAGAAATTATTCCATCAACTAAAATTTCATCATAAAATTGAGTATATCCTTTTCTTCTGGAAATAAATTCATATGTTTCTCCAATAGAAGTATAAATTGATTCTACTGATCTAATGAAATGTTTTGCAATACCTAATGAATTATCAATTTTCAAACCAAAATAATCTGACGTATATTCTAATAATCCTATATCATCACTTGAAATATTAAAAAATATTTCTTTTCCAATAGATGAACTAGCATTTATACCTGAAGACCATAACAAATCAAATGCTGTAGAAGTATTTTCTATTTTTATTCTATATCCTGATTCTACTAATGCTTGTGCTGGTGTTTGTATTTTTGAAACTAAAAAATTACCACCAAGTTTTGTTTGTATTTCAGTTAATAATTCATCAGTTGTATAATAACCATCATCAATAGTTATAGCAAATTCAGTTAATCCAATTTTATAATCTAATTTATCATTTTCTCCGACAGTTATTTTAAAATTAGATACTTCTAAAAATTTCTGTCCTAATCTTTTAATAATATCATTTGACTGAATATCTGCATACAATTTAAATGGTAATTTATGCCAACCATTTGTTCCTGTTGGTGCATCTACAGTTAAGTTTAAACTTGGTATTTTTTTATCTATTACTATTTCATATAATGCAGTTTTAACATTTTCTTGATTTCCGGCATTATCAATAGAAAAATATTTTATCTTATAAGAACCTGTTTCTGATAAAGTAATAACATTACCAGTTTGTGTTGTACCTAACAATGTTATAACATAATCAGGTGCTGGCCCAATAATTATTTCAGGATCAGTACCATCTATTGTATAAAAAGTTTGCTTTAATCCTGATTCACTATCATTTCCTGTTAAAATTACTTGTACTGTATAATCATATATGTATGGTACATAATATGGAATTAAAATAGTTCGTTCTAACGTATTTAATGCTTCATCTCTATGTGAATATGAAAAATAATATGTTACTTCTAATGTATGATTTTGAGGTAATGGTACACTATCAAATACATAATCAATTTCAAATACATCTGTTAAAGCAAAACTCGGTCCTGATAATTTTATCCATCCATCATTAGGAGTAGAAATTGACGGGTCAACCCCGTAGGTAAAACCATTGGTTTTATTAAGTAATTTTAAAACTTTTATTTGTCCAACATCTACTAATAATGGAGTATTTTTTAATTTTAATTTTTGTTGAGCAACATCTCGCCAAATATTATTAGTTTCAGGATTTTCATTTCTTGTAACTGGATATATTTCTAATTCATCTTTATCTGCACCTTGAATTTGAGTTGCATAATATTCTTGATATACTAAAGGATCAGTTGAAACAATATTATCTCTATCAAAAATACTTAATACAGAAACAACATTTTTATTATAAGTTTTAACTTGAGAATAACTAACCCAAGTAGAATTTTCATTTGATTCTAATTGATAACCTACACCTTTAGTTGTAAAAATGATTCCTTGCAATTCTAACGTATTATCAGCAGTAACAGGAGAAATATTATCTTTACAATAATTAATATACTTAAATGATTCAATATTTCCTGCATTATCAACAGAATAATATGTTAAAGTGTTAATACCATCACTTGGAATAATAATTTCTACTAATGGTGAATATTCATTCCATGTTCCAACATTATTCCATTGATAGTACGTTTTACTTATTCCTGAAACATTATCTTCATATTCAAAAGTTATTTTTGGATTGTTATTTACATACCAACCTATTACTGGAATTCCTGGAGTTTCTGCAGCTGGTAATCCATCTGGTAACAAATCTTCAGATACATTAGTTGAAGGTGCAATTCCATCAAATTTATATTGTTTAGATTGAACAGGACTAATATTACCTTCAATATCTGCTGCAAAATACTCTAATGACCAATACCCATTATAAGGTAAAGTAAATGGCATATGATAATCTACAAATACGACAGTTTCTGTATAAATATGAGGATAATTATCATCTAATCCAAAAACAATTAATGTTGCATCATTAGATTCTGGATCTAAAAATTTTATTTCAGATGTTGGTGAACTGGTTGCAGCAGTTGGAGATGTTAAAGTTATGAATCCATTACCTTGTTCACCTTGTTCATTTGTTTCTTCTGCAATTATAAAATCAAATGCATTATTAATTAAATTAACAATTTCTGAAATTGTTGTTTGTCCAGGAATTACACCACGTAAATCAATAGTTCTAAATTGATCTTGATCTACCTGAATTGTCACATTATAATTTGATGTTAAATTAATTGGTGTGGATAAATCAACAGGTGATATATATTTAGCAGTAGTAACAACACCAGTCTCATGTAACTTATATTTAATATAGATTATTTCTGATTCGTCAGTTGATGATAGAGAGATTTCAGGAGCTATTCTATACCATCCATTATTCCCATCTATTAAATGATCTTCAGAAACATATACATTAGGTACTGTTGTATCTATCTTAATTTCAAATATTTCTGTTTCATCTTTATCTTCCCAATTACCTGCAAAATCTTTCGCATTAAATTTAATTTTGTATGAACCATTTTCAGCAAATGTTACTGAAGTTCCAGTTTTAGCATTAGCAGATGTTCTTGGGTCATCAGGTACTGTTCCATCAGTAGTAAATGTGTAGTAAATATTTTCTACACCAGATACTAAATCAGAATAAAAGAATGTGATTGTTACTGGTTGTTTTTGAGTTCCTACTGGAAATTCAGCTTGTGAAGTTGGTGTACCTACATCAAATTTAAAAATTTTTGATTTTGTTTGTTCAACATTTCCAGCACTATCAACAGCATAATAAAATAAAGTATGAATTCCTTCAGATGGTATAGAAAGATTAGTTGTAAATTGTGAAAATATACCTGAATCCCACTTATAAAAAATATCAACTACTGAAGTCATTCCAAAACTTTGAGCAGTTAAATTTATATCAAAAATATTTGTTACATACCAATCATTCAAACCATTTGGATTAGTTGAAGTAATAGTAGTAACTGGTGCTACATTATTTAATTTTAATTCTTGTGTTTTTGTTAATTCTTTATTGCCATTATTATCAACTGAAAAATATTTTATTGTGTGAATTGCTACACCAGATATTGGAAAAACAGTCGTTATTCCATCTGGCATATTTGGTCCAAAAAATGGTGATAATTCTGAAGGTTCAGTACCATCAAATGTATAATAAGTTTTAATAGGAGCTGCAGAAGGATCAAATGTTGGTGTCAATTGCACAACAAAAGAATCGACTCTATTCCAACCGCTTGGTATATTGCTTATAGTATTTGGAATACTCATTTTTTATGCTTCCGTTATTGATGTAGCTACAACTATATTGCCTGGTACTAAATATTCTAAATTTTGGCATGGAATATTCTTTGCTCCAGATTCTCCATAAACAATATATGAAACTGAATATGTATGTGCATTTGGCTGATCACTATTTATCGTAGAAATAATTACTTCACCATTTTCAGAAATAAATGCTTGTCCAGATGCAGAATCAACTTCATTTGCATCAGTCACAAAATTCAATTTTATATCATCTTCGTATACTGCATAAAATCCATTATCTGAATTACTTCCTAATGTTTTATAGATTAATGCATTTTGTCCTGTAGAATATGAATTAACAAAACTGGCTTGATATGGAATAAATTCTGAATTTATCTGTTCTCTGTTTATTCTTGTATAATCTGCTTTTACCATTTTTGTTAATGGTAATAATACAGAACTTACTTTATCTACTTCCTCTATTGCATGTACAATATCACTTTGTGCAAGTTTATTACCAACTTTTAATTTTGAATGAACTTTAGATATTGCATCTTTTATATTTAATTTCACAGTTGTTTCATCAATTTCATTATCTAAAGATTCTAAAACTACTGCTAATTCATAATCAACAAATGTTTTTAAAACTTCTTTTACTAAAACATCTGCAGCTATATGTGAATCCACATTAATCTTATCTTGTACTATTTTAACTAAAGGATTAGATGTATAAGTAATAGTTAAAATTTCACCATAAGAATAATCAACAGTTACAGTTGAACCATTTGGAATTGATGATGTAACTGATCTAGAAATTGATACATTTTTTTCATTTTCTTTTTTAATCAAATAATCAGAATTTACAAAATATATAGTAGAACCATTTCTAATTACAATAGATTCAGTATCAATTCCTTTGTTACTTAATTCTTTAAATTCATTATCAATTAAAGTAACATTTTCTGTAAAATCAAAAACATTTCCATTTGGAATACCATTATCATAAAGTATTTGGATACTTCGTTGTGCTTTTACTGAATTTCCTTCTAACAAAATATCATCAATATTATTAAATTTATAATTAACATTTTCTTGTAATAATCCACTATCACTACCTTCCACAGATAAAATTGTATCTGCTGGCTGATTTTGTAAAATTATAGGACTACTATCATGATATCTGTAAGTTGATGTAACTATATCACTAGTAGATAATCCAATTGAATCATTTATGATATTATTTTTATCGATAATAAAAGAAATTCCATCATCTTCTATCCATAAACTTTGTAAAATATTATCATTTAATAAATTGGCATCAACTTCACCACCTGCAGCATTTGATATTACTATTTCTGGTGTATTGAAAATTTTTATTGTATAATCATATGTAGCTGATAATTTATTACCAGATACTAAAGGATTTGTTAATTGAATGAATCCATTCAACAAATTAATAGTATAATCTACATTTTCAACTAAAATAATGTCATTTTTATAAATTGTATATGATTTTTTAACGATCATTTGATGATCTAATGATGCAGATACTTCACCGCCAAGTGCAGCATTAATTATTATTTCATTAAGTACATTTTCTCTATAATCATATTTTGCAGTAATAACATCACCAGTAATTAAAGGTTCTACAAATGATATTAATCCTGTTGATAAATCCAATTTTACTTGTGATTGTTTTAACATTGCAATATTGTTTTTATAAATAATCCAATTTCCTAATAAATCATAAATTTTACCTTTAGAAACATTCGTAACATTTTCTACGTTAAAAATGTTTTTTGTTGCAGAAACATCAGTGCTAACAGACTTAAAAGTAAATCCATCAATATCAAATACATCTACAGGATCATCAATTTTTTGATTAAATAAAAATCCAATAAAATCTTGATATTGTGTTTGAGTTCCACCCATAATATATACATCAACTTTTCCAAAAACATGTTTTTGTCTTACTTCATCATAATCACGTTGCATTAATTTATTACCAGCTGTTACTACTATAGCATCTAATACATTAGGCGTTTCTGCTGCTGTTCGTTTATATCCATAAGCAGTACCAACATCTAAACCAACTAAAGCATATTGTGCTCTATCAGCTAATGAAGAATTTGATTCTCTGTCTGTTCCACCTAATGCTGCTAATAAATTTGTAACATTTAAACCTGAAACAGGTGAACTTATAACAGTTCCTGCACCAACATTTCCAATACTTCCAGGATCTATTGCTTGTGTTTCAACACTAATTTCATATCTATTTCGTAATGCATTAAAATATTTACTTAACTGATTAACATCTAATGTTACTTCTGCTAAAGTTTCAAATACAACTGATTGAGTTAATTCTGTAGGAATAGTACTTGGTCTAGTTCCTTTCAAAATAGTTATACTTTTTGTTGGTGCAATATCAGTCCAAAATGTTGATGTTACAGTTGAATTGGTTTCTTCTTTTCTAAATATTCCATAATTTGCAGCTAATTGATCAAATTTAAAATCAATCATTGCTTGTAAATCTTCATCAGTATCTATAAAAAATGCTTCTTTTAATTGTAATTTATAAGTTGAATCTGCTACTGGATCAGAAATATTATCACCATCAGCATCATCCAATTTTCTTAATGTTAAAAATGATTGTGATCTAGATATAAAATCTTCTCTAATATATGAATATGAAATTTCATGTGCATTAGGATCTATATGTAATTGTCTGGTAACAGATCCAGGTTTAACATCTAATTTTGGTTCACGATCTAAAAGTTCAGTTATATAATCTAGAGAAATATCATTTTCAGATCTAACTGTTGAACTTAAAATATTAGTTGGAATAAGTAATGGGGTAGCTGTTACTTCTATAGAATATGCACTTTCTTCGCCTAAATTATCAACTGCTGTAATAACATAATATTGAGGTTTATCTTCAAGAAGATTTTGATGTACATACAAATAAATATATACGGTTGAATATGTTTCTTCTATAACAGTAGTTTTATGACCTCCAACATCAGTTACTTCTGTGGTAGAACTTAACACTTCTTTTTTTGTTTCAGAAAATTCTGTAATCAAAATGTTATTTAATTTTGCATAACCACTAATTCCACCACCTGAAGTTGTTGAATTATAAATATTATAACCTTTAACATTTAATTCAGGATTCTTAATCCATCGAACTTCAGCTTTATTTTGATAAACAGTAGTGGTAATTCCTGTAGGCGCTGATATGCTCATTATTTATCCCCTATATAACTTTTTTGAATTCAATTGAGTCAAATCAATAGTGGCTTCATATTCTTTGCCAGCTTGATTCACAACATTAACAGTAGCAGTATAATAAGTAATATCTACATCAGAAATTGTAACTTCAATATTTCTTATAAAATTTATAAATTCTTCATCACTAACTTCTTGATATTGCTCTTGCTGTATTTGTGCATTCTTTAAATTTGATAATGCACTAATCAATTCACCAGCAATTCTAGTTTTCAAATAAGATGGTAATTGTTTTGTACCTATAATAGTATTAAATACAGTTCCATACCATGTTGCAACTTTATCTGAACCTTTAATAGTAATACTTATCTTTTTTAAATCCTGAATTAATTTTTCTTCTCTTTCAATAGTTACATATTCTCCTAAACTATCAACTAAATAATCAGCTAGATCAGAATTTCCTTGACATTTAACACAATATTCTAATGATGTACCATAATCAATTGTTATTCTATCAGAATTTTTCTGTGTTTGATAATAATATGAAATAGTTACATCATCACCATCTTGCGGCTTATATGCAATTTTAACTAATCCAACTTCTGGATCTATATCTAAAACTTGAACTCTTTCACCATTTATTTTAACAACAACTGCATTATTCAAAGTATCATAAAATGAATTTGTAAATGATTGATATAATGGTAATAATGGATAATGTGAAGTTTGAAAAATAGAATTTGTACCATTAAATTGATTAGTTACATTTTCATCTACTATATATTTTCTACTAGTTAACAAATTATCATAAAAAACTATATCTTTTGCAGAAGGAATTAAAGATCTGGTTGATGGTAAAAATTGCCATCCATTATTAACTTTTGCAAAATAAATAACATTAACATTTTGACCAGTTGCTGGCTTTTCTTTTAAATAAATTGCACCATTTTCTGCATCTAATGTTTTTATTTTTGCTTTAAAATAATATGAAATTAAAACTTCATCTGTAACCAATGGTTTAAATGATAATTGTATTCTACCAAATTTTGCATCAATATCTACAATATCTATTGCAGGCAAAATATCACCATTTAGTTTTATTATTATATCATTCGTTGAAACTATAGAATTAAAATCAAAATTATTAGATTTTAAAATAGGTTTTCCTGAAACATAAAAGAAATCATCATTTCCAGTAAATTGTTCAGAAACATTTTCATCAATAATTTCTATTTGCACTATTACATCATCAGTGGTTGCTAAAATATTACGTTTACTTCCATCATATATAGGTGCATTTTGTAATGGTATAAATTCATGTTCAATTATAGTATCAGTAACATTTTCTTTTACTTGTTTTTCTGTAGTAGAATTTCTTGATCTAACAAAATCATTTATTCTAACTACAGCATCATAACTGGTAGCTAAACGATTCAACACAATAGTCTTATTATCACTATCAGGAATTTGATCTTCCTCAATAATAGTGTGATTACAATTATTTCCTAATTTTATTTCATAAGACATTTTTATTATTCCATTTATTCAGGTATAAATACACCTTTAAAATAATTGCGCATATCTTCTGTAGTAGAAAAAATATGTGTGCTATTCTCTTTATTTTTTAAAGCATAAATAGAATCTAATAATGCTGTTGTTTGTGTTTTAGCAATCGATTTTCTATCTATCTTTTCAGCTAACTGTTCAATCATATCATGTAATTTTTTAGCTTTATATTCTAATCTTTCATACTTATATTTGATATTTTCTATGAATGGCTTTTTTGCTTTTTCAATTATCCTTCCAGAATTTGCATCTAACTGTTTAGCAATTACTTGAACATCTGACAATTTAGAATTATAAATACTTTGTCCAATTGTAGAATCTATTGATAATATCTCTGCTAATGTTTGTTGTAAATTATCTTTCTCAGCAAACATAAAATTTATCTGTTCATCAATATTTTCAATTTCAATTGATAAAAAAGCTCTTAATTCATTCAATTGTTCAAGACTTAAAGTGCCTAAAAAATTAAATGCCAAAATACAACTCCGTGTTTATTATATTGATTGATTATATTGTTCTCCCGAGAACTACAAACCCGGTCAATGAACAATGGAAGGATAGTAGTTTGATTATGGCGTTATTAAAATAGTTTGATAAACATTTTAGAAAATTACTTACCAAATAATAACATTAAAACACCTTCAGCAGCTTGTGCTACTTCTGCAGTTCCAACACCACCATATGCTAATACAACACCAGCAGTATATCCTTCAGGTCCACTATCTGGTCCACTCTTTGCAGTTTTAATAGCACTCTTCAAATATTCATTTCCACCAACATTAATTGGAACATGTAAAGCATATACTGAACCAATATCAAACATAGCAATTAATAAATCTACTAAATCTTTAATTCTTTGAATAAATGATTTTATATAAGCAATTTTCTTTTGAATCAAATTGATAAAATTAATAATTGCTTGAGTCATTTTTTCGATAGAATTTAATAATGACTTTAAAAAATCTTCTAAATAATCTATTATTTCAAACAAAAATGGAAATAACTCTTTCATTGATTTAGTTCTATACCAATCTGGCGGATTTTTATATCCTGCTCTATTTGCTGTTTTAGAATATCCATCACATCTTTGCGCTGTTATTCCGTTTTGACAATAAACAGAATCATAAAATTCTATAAATGGTATATTTTCTGACGATGCACCTAATGTAAAATCTTCGTTAACTTTATATGCTATTCTTTTAGATATACCAGAATTTGAACAACTTCCATTAACATTATAAAAACAACATCTATTCTCATATCCAGGACATAATGTCGTACCATTATCACATTCAATTGGTTGCCAATATGTTTTATTAAACAATGAATTAGTACATTTAAAATTCGATTCAAATCCAGCATAATATGAATAAGAACATTGTGCAGTAACATTATTAACATTTAAATAATCTGTTAAAGTGTTACTTTTTAATTGTACTCTACCTTTATATATATCTAAAATTTGATAATTTTCTTGTGATAATGGTATTGTTTTTTCAATGTCATCATCAATTGAATATTTCAATTGTATTTGTAATGATGTCGCTTCTAAATTTGATTTTAAAGTAATAATAGGATCATTTTTAAGTGAACCAACATTAATAAGTTGATTTTTAATACTTTCTTGTTTTCCAGAAAAACTTCTAATTTTGTATGTGACATCTAAATCATCATTTAATAAAAAGAAATTAGGTTTTAAAAATACTATAGTGCTATTTTCTTGAGAAAAATGATATTCATTTTTTGGAATTGAAAATATATCAGGATTTTCAGTTTTATTTTTTCTAGATATTGTTACATCTAAACTACTAGTTACAATATTTTTATTTTTTAATGATATCGCTTTTCCAGCTTTTATGTTTTCATATCTATTTACATCTATAGGTAATGATTCATTTTTTTCAACAGTATCACCACAACTAAAATGTCTACATCTTGCTTCACCAGTTAAATTCTCTATAAATGTTGATTTTGGCATCAAAGCTATTTCTGCTGATTTTGGACCAATAGCATACAAATTTTCATACTTAAATGCTAATCTTTCAATCTTGTTTCCAGCAGTATCATATTTAACAATGTCAATAAGATCGGAATATTTTTGTCCTAAAAGTTCTTCTTTTATTTTTTTATCATCCCCAACAGATGCTGAACATACAACATAATAATAAATTTTGTCATTTTGTAAAGGCGTTTTATTATTTGTTTTATCATCAAATACTAACTTTAAACCATCTGGTGAACCCATCAATTCTAAAATAGCACTAATACTACCAGAATCAAATATACTTCTTGACTCATCTTCACTTTTACCTGTAGCAATCATTATAGATTCCCAAATAGTAGTAGTACCAACACATACATAATCACCAACTGCATATCCTGTCATTCTATCAGTCCAATATGCTTTTGTTTCTACACCATTAACAATATAATCACAAGGAACAAATTCACCACCTTGAACTTCACTTCTAAAAATTACATAAGCATTAGGCAATGCACCTTCAGCTGCTGTAAATGTAACTCTACATTTATCTTTTCCTGCAATGCCTGTAATACTAGACGGTGGATTAAAATTTACTTTAAATTCTAATTGAAATATTCTTGCCATTTTATAAATTTTCTGAATTAATGGAAAAATATTTCCGCTATCCATAGCCAATACTAAACAACCTGCTTTAGCATCAGCACTAAATTTTGGTCTATTAGTATCAGCAGGATCATCAAGCGATGCACAAATTTTATTTATAAAAGCTTTGGATCCACCCTTAATAGAATTAAATCTATCACCTACTGCAAATTGCAATCCAGTTACATCTATTCCAGTAAATGCTTCCGGGGTTAAAGTAGGACTTATTTTAGATTCAGTAGGTAAAAGTGGTAAAAAATAAATTCCACTTGCTTCTAATTGTTTCTTTAATTGTTCTAAAATAGTAATTAATGCTTTTATCAACAATTTTGCAGGATCAGTTAAATCAATTATAAAAACTTTCACTGTCTCCAAAACTACATTTAATAATTCTAAAACAGTAACAAATACTCCTAAAATATCAGATAATCCTTCTGCTGTTTCCTTAATTTCCTTAGGTAATTGTAATGTAGCAACACTCCATTCTAAAATTCCTGCTACACCTTTTGCTTTTACTAAAATTTCATATGTTAACAAATTAGTATCATCAGTAGTAAATACTAAAACATCTTCTACTTTTTTTATTAAATGTGGATTAAAATTCAAATTAAAATTTTCTTGTGTTCCTGGTGCTATTATCTTTACAACATTTTCAGGCCATGCTGCACCAGCTGAAGTTGTTAATTTAAATTCTGGATAATTCTCTTCAAAATGATATCCAACATTCAAATTCGCTGTTCCCTCATTCTTTATCACAATAGTTCTTTGAGAAGACGTATCTACAGGTACTTCAGAAAAATCTATAAAATTAGGCTTTATATTAGCTTTAGGTAATTGTGCACCTGAACCAACAAGTCCTATCTGAACGTTAGGATTATTGATATCATTAGTCTGTAAATTTAAAGTTGCTGGATAACTTTGAACACTACTTGGAGTAAACGTAATACTCAATTCTTTAGATTCTTGCTGATTCAATAAAATATTTAACTCATCTAACACATAAGCTAAACTATTAACAGTAGCATTTATAGCTAATTGAGCTTCTCCAACATTTTTAATGGTCAATGTTTTTTGCAAAATTGTATTTATACTAACAATTCCAAAATCAATTGGAGATAATGATGTTTCAATTTGTGAAGTTGATCCAATACCTGTAGCTTGTATTTTAATATCTGGAGTATCTAAATCATTACTTGAAAATGTTATCTCACATTCTTCTTCTTGTAGTATAGTCGGTAAAAATTTTATAATAAATTCATATTCACCTTTTGGATCTATAATAAAATTATTCATATCAGAATAAAATTTATCATTAGGTGAAAATACAACACTATCTATAGTCAATATTCCATCACCAAGATTCAATATTTTTATTGTTTTGGTTGATAATTCATTCAATGAAACATTTCCAAATTCAACTATTTTTTTATCAATACTAATATCAGGAGAAACACCATTAGCACTAATATTGACTAATTTGATAGGATTTGTAAAATCATCAGATTTTATTGTTAATACTGCATTATCGAGTCCAATAAATGTAGATTCATGTTTTATAGAAATAGTTTCAATTTTCGAAAAAGTCTTTGGAAAATTATGACTTAAAATAAAATTTGGATTATCAATTAATACTTCTGTTACAGTTAATGGAATAGTATTCCCAGAAGAAATACTTAACGTTCCAGTTTTCTCTTCTCCAATATTTATATTGTTAAAATTAAATTCATCCTCTACTAATATTTTAGGTGATCCACCTTTTCCTTTTAAATCAACTTGTAAAGATGTTGCTAATACAGAAACTATCAATATTCCATTGTTCTCTGTTTCATCAATAGCTACATATGAAATGTCAACATATTTTTTTTCTTTTGACTGAATAACAATAATATTATCACTAGAAAATTGTGTCAAATTGCTATTTAATTCAACTGTTAAATCTATACTAGAATTATTTGTTATTGCTAATTTCTTTATTGCTTCACTACCTATTTTATTAGTACCAAAATTTATAAAATTAGTATTAACTGAAATAGGGATTGTCGATACACCACTTAATGGAATTAAAATTGTAGATGAATCAGGATCATTACTATTTATAATCAAATTTTCACTATATGAAGTAATTGTATCTGGAATAAAAGTGATAATTAAATCACTAAAAGAATTAGGATCTATAGAAACATTAGTTGGTAAAACAGTAAAAACAGAATTTGAACAACTTGCAACAACATTTAAAGAAACAGTACCTCTATTAAAAATTCTAACCTTTTTATTTGTGTTAGAAAAAAGTGCAACACTTCCAAAATTTAAACTATTATCTTCTATTTCAATATTAGGTTCATATGAACCTTTACCACTCAAATCTATTTCTAAATTTCCTGTAGTAATATCATTACTAAATATTGTTAATTTACCATTTAACTGTGTCGAATCTTCAGGTTTAAATTTAACTTTAATAATCGCTGTTTCATATTGTTGTAATACATAAGATGTTTCTGAATTTAAAGTAAATCCACTCGACACAACAACATTTGAAATAATTAGCTCTACACTACCATTATTAGATAATGTTACATCTAATTCCCTAAAATCATTTATTGCCACACTTCCAAAATCTAATGATAATTTATCTGAAGCTATAATAGGCACTAAAGCATTAGCTGTTACATTTAAATCAACTATAGGTGTAAGACTATTATTGTGAATAGAAATAACAGTTGCATAATTTCCAGAAAAAGCAGATAAAAATGTAACTTGTACTTTTGTTTCTTCTAGCGGTAAAATTGATGCAGTTGTTTTATTAACAGAAAATTTAGAATCACTACTAACAATATTAGAAATTTTCAATATTCCTTTTGATGAAATATTCTTAATAGTAAATTCTGCAGTTTTTGATTGATTTATAGCACTATTTCCTATTTCTAACAAAGTTGGAATAATACTTATCTCAGGCTTAATTCCAATTCCAACAACATTTAACTGTGAACTAACTAAACCTGCTGTTACTGTCACATTAGCAGAATATTGCTGAATCAACTGAGGTTTAAATTTGACAATAACATTTGCAGTCTTATTAGCTTTAACTAAAATAGAAATTGGAGAAACTAAAAAATTCAAATCATTTACTGAAATAGTTGCTGTAATATCATAATTAGAATCATTTATAACATTAAAATTTTTAATCAATTCTTCATCTACTACCACTTCACCAAAATTTATTTTTGTAATTGATAATTTCATATACTTCCTTAACTTAATTCAGTAATTTTCTTTTTAATTTCCTGTAACTTAACATCTGAATCACTAACAACACCCATTGTTTGCAATGTATCTAACTTTTTAGATATTTCTTTCATCTCTACTTTCACAATTTCTTTAGTCAACCTTTGTATTTCTTCTGCAAAATCTTGAATAGCAAATCGATTCTTTTTATTCCAATTAAGTTCTTCCATTTAATTACCTTAATTTTAAATTAATAAATCATCTATATAATCTATTTGTACTTGATTCGCTGCTATCAACTGATTATTCTGATCTATCTCATTATACTTATTTCCAATTTTAACATATGAACCTGTTCTCTTATTCAAACGTTGTTGTACTGGTGGAATTCTTGATTCATATAATGTATCAGTTAATTCAGTATTAATTAAATAATTTTCTCTTGCTTCAATCTCAATAATTCTACTATCTATTTTACTATCTCTACCAGAAAATATTGTTTGTCTAGTATTAATTTCAGAATAATTTATAGTTGAATAATTTATAGTAACATTTCCTTTATCTGTTCTCCATGCTCTTTTAGCTTCATATACTACTGGATCTAAAATTTCTTCATTACCAAAATTAGGCATTGTAATAACTTCACAATCAATAATCTCATTAGAAGTATCATTTTCATCATTATCTTCAAATCCTAATTTATTTTTAGCTGTACAACTTAAAACTTTTATACTTGAATCTACACCTTCATTTGTACTATATAATTTTAAATGATTTGTAGATGCATCAGCAACATAAGCAATAACTGAATCTATTTTAGTTTTAACTTCTAATGGAGTAACAAACTTATTATTAACAAAATCTCCAGTACCAGCTGTAGCAATTGCACCTTCACCACTTGTCAATTTTAAATTTTCTGCAGTAGTATCAGTTCCCGATGTAGATACTAAAACAGAAGAACCTGTACCTTGTGTTCCTGATGTCAATACATACTTCAAACCATTATGTACACAAGTAAATCCCAAAAACGCAGCTCTTAATTTAATATCTGTAGGTGCTTGTTTTCTAACCTCTAATTGAATCTTTTCTGCAATTTCTTCACTTGTCAATTGCATACCTATTTCTATAGGATAAGATGTACTTCCATTCAAACTTATCAAAATTTCAGATGTTGCAGATAATAATCTTGTAAACGGTCTAGTTCCAGATTCTAATGTTCCAACTGTACAAGCAAAAACAACAGAATACTGATCAACAACATCTACTTCTAATAATAGCTCATCATCATTTTCTAACATATAATAATTAGGTATTCTACTCATCAACATTGCTCTAGATACGTTTGCAATATAATGCTCATTAACATTAATAAGTGCAAGTAAATCAGGTATTGTCATTGTTCCATTTAACACTATATCCATATCTTTTCTATTTCCAGTAGACCAATATAAATATGCTGTTAAATTAGTATTTGTTTTAGTCAATCTACAAGATGTTACATCATGACCATTTTCTTGTGTCTGTGTATCAAACTTTAAAATAGGTGCAGCATTTCTAGTTTTAACTTTTCCATCACTAACAAATGATAATGCATTCATTTTATCTAAAGCAAAAAATCCTAAAACATTACAAATAGAATTAGAACTAGAAGGTCCGGAAGCAAATAACAAATTACTCAACACAGGAAAAGAAATTGTCATTTTATCAGTGATAGAATTAAAAGATACTGTAATTACCGGCAAACTTGGTAAAATAGCTTCATTCATTCTTGTTTGTATTTCTGTTGCTAAATCAGTTCCATTATAAAATCCAGGAGTAATTATAGCTGTGTATATCGTGGAATCAGCAACTTCTTTAAAATCTATACCATCATTCACACCAGATTCTATCTTAATTGTTTTATCTGAAACAAAAACTGAAGAACCACTACCAACTGTTCCTGAAACTATTCTCAACATGTTAGTAAAATTTTGCCATACTGCAGATTCATTATAAGTACATAACACATCAGAATAAATCAAATTCAATTTAGTCTGAATTTCTAATGCAATAGCATTTCCTGCATAAGTATTTTGTGTAATAACAATAGGTTCTTGTGAATCATCACCATCAATATCAACTTTCAATAAATCTTTTCCATCATCACCATAATTAGTTCCTAAAGCAAATCCTAATATTGTTCTTGCACTACCTCCAGTAATCTGTATAGATGCTATTGATCCGGTAAGCACAGATGTCATTTTTAAATAACCAGAATTATTAAGAAAAGTCATTCCTGTAAAACCACTAGTAAATAGAGTAACTAACTCATTTACTGTTACAACATCTATATTTCCTACATTTCCAGTTCCATCACTTGTAGTGGTTGCAGAAAAACCAATCATTACTAAAAAATCATCATTAATTCCTTGATGAACACCAATTGATGATGTATTACCTCTTCTAAATACAGAAAACTTAAATGCATCAGATACAGTATATTCAACTAATGCATTTGAAGGTGAAAAAGTAGAATTAATTATTGATTGTAATTGACTAACTATTTGTGCTGCTGTATATCTTCCTTGTGGAAATGTCAATATTCCTGAAATAACAGAATTAACTTCTAATGAAAATTTATCATTAACATTTGTTACTACTACAAAAATACAATCATTTTCAGATGTATAACTCAATGAACCTGTCTTATCAGTAGTATCATTAAATCCTATTGTATATGCAACTGATTTTGATTTATTAACACCAGAATTAAATAATAGTGAAAAATCAGATAAATAAGATGTTATAGTAAATCTATTCGGCACTGTACCGTAATTAACTATATAATCCGTTTGAGTAATATCTAATTGATTATTAATTTCTGTAGCTAATCCTTGACCACTGTAATTTCCAGGAGTAAGAATTATTGTATTATTAGATGTACCATCATAATAATCTAAATGATCATTAACACCTGCTTTTATTACAAATCTTGACGTTATTGTACTACCTTGTATTGGATTAGCTACTGTTGCAGTAAAAGTAACTGATTGTTCTACTAAACTATTTACTTTTAATTTTAAATCATCATTAGGTTCTAAATTAAATGGTGACAAAATAGTATTTTGATAAACAGCTGGTAAATCGCCAGGTATAACATAATTTCCAGCATTTGCTGCAGAATATGTATAACCTTCTGTTCCTACTCTACTATTAGTCACTGAAATAGCAGGTAATTTTTCAGGAATAAAATTCACAATTTGTTGATATAAACCTGATGGAGAATAACTTCCTGCTATATGTTTACTTGTACCAAATCTTACTAATGGAATTGGATTATTGTAAATTTTATTTGTTGCTAAAGCATCTAAAATTAATACTTCTGATCCTGCATTAGTAAAACTAGAAAATGCTTGTGATTTCAATTGTAAACTTAATAATCCATTATCTCTTAAATATCTCAAATTATTTAAATTGGTTAATACACCAAAAGCACCATTTAATTCTTCTTCTATTTCATCTAATGGATTTTGTGGTGCAGTACCAACATCATCTTTATGATTTGAAAAAGCACCTCTTTGATTTAAAAGTGCTATTTGTTCTTGTTCACATTTTGCTATTTCTTTAAGTATTAATTCTTTCCAAGCGACTAGAAAAACTTCATTATCATATAAAACTAAATTTTCAATATTTGTAATATATTCTTCATCATTTACTAAATACGATTTTTCTAAAAGTTTTGCTGAAAATTCATCAACTGATTTATTTACTTTTAAAGGTTCACCATAAAATTCTGGTGTAGCAGATAATGTAGGTCTCCATGCAGGATTAAAATAATCGGAATTAGAAAAATCTACTTGTCTATCTGAATAAATGTAATTTAAAAAATCTGTATCTGTTGTTTGATTAAATCCAATATAATACAAAATAGAATTTATAGAATCTTTCCCTGATACTGTTAATAATTTAAATGTCTGTGCACAACTAAATTCGAATTTTTTCCATCTTGATTTAAATATTACACTATATGTTCTTCCTAATTGAGATGTAGAATTCATAGCATCAGCAATTGCATCAGCTAACTCACCAGTAACATATTCTCCATAATCTATACTGGCAATAACTTCTACATTTGATGTTTCACAAAAACTTAATTTACAATTAGAGCTATCTATCTTTATTTTACCATTAGGATAAAGTCTTGGCCATCCTCTTGAACCATAATCATAAATTAATGTGGATGGAACATTATAGCTTTGCCACAATGAATTAATATTAATTCCTGATTCCCTTAATAATAAAAATGAATAACAAATTCTATTTCCATCAATTATATTAGAAATTGATAATCCTTCAGTTATTAAATAATTTGTTAATGCTTGTACTGTAGGATAATATTGTTCTTTTCCTTTTTCTTCTTGAGGAGGATTAAATCCTAATAATGTTCTTACATCTCTATTAGAATCTGATGCAGCTAATACTTCAACTTCTGAATTTAAACCATATGTACCTGAATAAATACAAAAAACTTGTTCTCTACTAAAATATTCACAAGTTGAATCAGTAAATCCTGCTAATCTTAATTGTGCTTGAATAGATTTTGCTACATCTTTTCCATTATTTATTCCTGAACAAAATAATGGTCCAACTTTAGTTGTACCTAAATATCCTAAATGTATACCACTACCACTCCACTGCGTACCATAATCATCATTATTTTCTCCTAAACTTGTATCTATCTCACATTTTCTAAAATCACCAATCTTTATTTCTGCAGTAGTGTCATCAATTTTAACATTCAATAAATTATTAGCATATTTACCATCAATTTCAAATGGAATATCAAATCCCATATCATTTGCTAAATCTGTTGAATTATCAATTGAAACTGTTGAATTAGGTCCACCAGTTCCTGAAAATACAGTAAATACTAACAATTGTGAATTAAATAAAATTCCACATTCTCTGAATCCACTTTCACGTAATATTAAATGTGTTGAAAATCCCAATCTTAAATTCAAAGTATTATTTGTAACTTGAAATTTATTAAATGTATCTTTCAAAGATATTTTTATTCTTGTATCATCTTCTACAGATTCAATATCAATTCCATTAATAGGATCTAAAACTGAAATAACTTCACTAATAGATAACATACCATTAACGTCTTCATTAAATCCAATGGTTGATAAAGGTGTGCCACTAACTTCTAATAATTGAAAATTATAATAACCAATAACATCACATTCTATAGTAATATTTCCGTCTATTGTTGGCAATGCATTTAATCCTATTGAAGAAATAGAAATATTTAATTTATCACATAATTCTTGAGCTGTAAAAACCATTACTGGATTTATAGTAACAACATCAGGAGAAAACCCTAAAATTAAATTAGGAGATTTAAAACCATCAAAAATTTGAAAATAATGTGTTCCACCTTGTTGATTATGTGTTATTCTTATTCTACCACTTTCAACTACAGATTCAGGATCAGGATCTTTATCAACAACTTCAGCTGTTACTCCAATCCAATCTCTATTTAAAACTGCAACTACTTCTTCTGGTGTTGCTGCACTCATATCAACAAAATCTTCTTTATGAAATGTTGCTGTTTGTTGTTGTTGTCCATCTACTGATAATAACAAAGTAGATTCTTCACGCAAATTATAAATTGGCAAAGTATTTTCAGTATAAGCATATTCTTCAGAAATAAAAGAAACTGTTATTGTATTTGTTTCATTTTTAATGAACTGAATCGAATCACCATCTCTTAAACTAAATGATTCTGCATTTTCTGATATGATTGACGTTTTAGTAGCCTTACTAAATACTTTTGTTGTAACTACATTATCAATAGTTATTTTAAAAGATTCACCTTCTAAAATACCATAAGGTGGTTCTAAAGTATTTATCGTTTCAAGTATATCTATATTGTTTAAAATCCCTTGTATAGTACTTGCTAAAGTTTCACCAGCTAATGTTTGAGGTAATGTTATCAATTCAGATAATTTTATTTCTTGAGTTTCATTATTTATTGTCAATTTAAAATTTTCATTAGTTAAATCAACATCAAAAATATTTGTTAATAATACTTTTGATGTTGATGATCCATGACGGTCTCTTGACCATATATCAAAATTAGTTCCGCAAGGTGTACTTAATGAATATCCTCTAAATGGAACAATTGGTACATCTAAATATTCAGCACCATTATGTTCTATTCTAAATCTTCCATCATAAATTTTTAAAGTTGAATTAGCTGCAGGATCTGAAATTGTAAAACAATCTTCTTGTAATGGCTGTTGTAATGATAATCCAGTTAAATATTTTAATTCTCGTTCAAATTCATAAATATCTTCGTGAACTTGATCTACTTGTTTTTTGAATGGAAGATCTTTTAAAATTAGTTTATTTATTGATGTTAAAGCTGTAGTATTAGATTCTTCAAGTTGAGAGTTTTGTTCAACTAATTCTTCTTTTGTATCTTCTAAAACATTTTCATCTCTTTGAATAAGCGGAATTATAAAAGACATTACAATGTACTCCCTCTATCAAATTTCAAAGTACTATTAGCTGCTTTCAAATGTGCTTCTTCAATTGAATTTATCAATTTAGTAATTTGTAAATTTATCTTTTTAGATAAACTTTCAAAATCAACTTCTTTAGTTTCTTCTTGTTTCAAAATCATATTAATTTCCCCGTTTCTACGCCAGCCACAGGTATTGCATTATCACTATATTGAACTAACGTTTTTACTTCATATTTTTGAAGTTCTTTAGCTGTTTGAATTTTTGTACCAAAAATCTTAAGAGGTTCTATTAATTCGTCTTTTGCAAAAATCTTAAAATTGAAAGTTGGATTTTGTTCAGAAACTAATTTATGTTTTAATAAATCTTTTTCTCGAACATAACCTTTTGTATCTATATAAGTATTCCAATCTTCAACATAAAAATCTGGAAAATAAGTATGTTTAACATTATTATTATCAACATACTTAAAAAACTCAATATTTCCATGTGTTCTAAACTTCATCTTTTTAGAAGTTAACCATGCTGCAAAACGAATTTCATAACTACCTTGAAAACGTTGACCATTATACTCATAAAGTTTTATTGGTCCAAACTTTGTTTTAAGTGCTTTATGCAATTTTAAATGTTGTGTTTCTTTTGCTGTTCTTATTTTAATACCTAATCTTTCTAATATTTTTCTAACTATTATTCTTTTCAAAGAATAAGTTTTTGCTATAAATATATGATGTAAAACTTTTTCAGTATAATCATACACAATTTTATCACATAGCGATAAATTTTGAATAATTTCATTAATTTGGTTAGATTCTTTAATTCGTTTATTCAACATTCTAGAACTTTTATTATTTCTTAAAATATGATTCTGTTTAAGAATAGCACATACAGTTCTTTTCGAAATTCCCATTTTTATTGCAATCGTTTTGTATGAATCACCGCTATTTTTATATGAATCAATTATTTTTTCTATTTCTACATCACTAACATAATTTCTAAATTTCTTTCTGAAATTAGTCTTTTGTTTTGAAGGATGCTGCAAATGCCAAGTTTCTCCAGATGTACGTTTATAAAATTTAAAATGTTCAAAAAGAATTTGATTTACAATTTCAACTTTCAAAAAATATTTTTGAGCTATAACTTTTATATTTGTAAACTTTTCATATTCACATTTTACTTGATTCAATAAATCATAATTTTTAAAAATAATGTTAAATTTATTCGTTTCTTTATCTTTTAATCTTAATTTCCATCTTTTAATTCCTTGTTCATATTGTTCAGCTTTACGTAAAATATCTAAAATAGTTGGTCTACTAACATTATATTTTAATTCTAATAAATGTACAGATATATTACTTGTTTTATATTCTGCTATTATTTTTAATTTAAGATCTTCACTTATTTTTTTCATAATAAACGACCAATTTCTACACCAGCTACAGGAATTGGCCCAAGTAAAGGAGGAGCTGGCACCCCAACAATTACTGTATTTACTATTGCTGTTGACATTGATAATGCAATTCCATCACCTATAGCCATTGCTGTTGATAATGTTTGTGCACCTGTAAATCCACTAGCTGAAAGCATTTGAAAAATTGAAGCACCTAAAGTAGCTCCTACTATTCCTACAATAGGTCCTGTTCCTGAACCAATAGCTGTCGGTCCACCAGCAGAAGTAACTATACCCATTAAAGTAATATGTTCAGCAAATGCAGATCCTATAGCCATTGCAGTAGTTAATGTTTGTGCACCTGTAAATCCTTTAGCAACCATCATCGTATAAATATTTTGTCCAACTATCGGTCCTACTAATCCAACTACTTTACCAGTACCAATTCCAGGTCCAGGTCCTGTTCCAAATGTGCTACCATTGTATATATTCATCGCTAAAATATTAGTGATTATTCCATTACCTAATGCCATTGAAAATGTTACTGTCTGTGCACCTGTAAATCCACTAGTAGCAAATTTTGCAGCTATCTGTGCACCTAATATTGGACCGGCAATCGGCATCTTTAGTTAATCTCCTGAATAATTCTAAAGCATCTAGAATCAACTTTAATAGGATAAATAATAAGTATATATTATTGTTCTCCCAAGAACTACCGGCTTGGTCTATGAACAATGGTGGGATAGTAGTTTGATTTATTTAAGAATGTTCAATTTATAAAAAGTATAGAAATTATAAATTTTCAATTAAATCTTTAAGAATATAAACAAATTTTGCTGACGGAGCAGCAATTACAATATCACCAGCTTTTTCTATCTTAACAATTTTTCTAAGCAAATTTTTCTGTCTTAATTTAGTAAATTCATTTACTACTTTCGAAAATATATTATTCTGTTTTAAAGATTCTATATTCAACTTATAAATATCAATCATTTCTTTAACACCAGCTGGTCTTACTACATCAAGTTTAATTGATTTAGCATATAACCACATTGCTGTATTCACAATATTTTTACTTTTGAATTTATCTTTCAGTTTTTTCATCACTTGTGATTTTTGATCAATTGACTTAAAATCACTTGAAACAAATTCAACTGTAGAATCATCAAATGTGTCTTGTATTTTTGTTTTGTTTGTTTTTTGTAAAGCATTAGCTATTGCTTCTTGTGAATCTGATTCAGTACCAATTTCTATATCATCTATAACATGTCTTCTAACACCATCTTGTGCTAAAAAATAAATTATTCTTTTTTCATTTTTAATATGATCTAAAATTCTTGGTATTAACTTATTATAAATGAAACTTCTATTTTCTTTACTTCCTATTACTAATGATCCATTTTTTGTAATAGCTGTATTTTCTTTAAACCATTGATCACTACCACCATCAAATTTCATAGCTTTTGTTGGATCTTTCAAATCTACAGAATAAAGAATATTGAAGTTATCATTTTTTATTTCTTTTAATCGTTTCTGATATACATTTTCTTTTTTAGGATTATGTTGTCTTTTTTCTTCAGTTGGTAATGATTTAACTTTTACCAATCTATCTTGTTTTTGTGGTGTTTTATGACGAACATATTTTTCTAACCAAGGAGCCCTTTGAATATATTTATCTCTATGCGAATTCATTGCTTCAGGAAATTCTGGTGTTCTTGGATCTTTAGTTTCTTTTATCCATTTAGCTTCTTTTAAAACTGCAGCAATTATATTCATTCTTTATTTCCTTCATTAGTTGGCATTACACTTACATCAATATATCCACCTCCACCAACTTGCATTGTATATGAAATTCTACCATGTGGCTTTTGTGTCATAGAATCAAACGGTAATCCATCATCAGTTTTTATTCCACCAATATATTCACTCCATTTATTCAAAATATCAATTACTGGTTTTGGATTTTCTACCCATGGAACATCAAAATCACGAACACAAGATCCATGTACTGTAAGAACATATCCATGTTCTAAAGCTATATCACGCATTATACCGTAAAATGTAACATACATCATAGGCACCCAATTTCTTGTGTTATTTACTCTTTTTTCCATATTAAAACAAAAATTATAAAAGTTTTAGAAAAGACAAATTTTTGTATTTTTCTTATTTTATTTCGAGGCGTGAGTAATTAATACTATTAATTTTAGAATTATTAATAAATAAAATATATAATAAAATCATAAATATAAACTATAACCTAATCACCAACCTAAACTTCTAATTAATATAAATAAACTACATCAAACAAATACAACAACCAATAACATCCAACCTAGATCTAGGTATCTATAATTAATAGTATTAATTCTGCGCGTCAGCGGCAGTAAGCTGAATAAGTGTCAGATACAATTTGTTCTTCGATAGAAACTGTTCGAAACAAGTGTTTATCCCCACCACACGTAACAATAGCCAAAGTATTTAAACCTTGGCTATTTTAAAAATCTTATTTTATAACGGTAAATGGTATAGTTGTTGATTTGTTGTTGATTGATACTTTTGTGAAATATTTTCCAGATGGAAGATTAGAATTTAACATTACTGAATGAGTACCTGGAAGCATTCTAGATTCAACAACTTTCTTAACCATATTACCATTAACGGTATATAGCTTGATTGATACGAGTGATTCCTGAGATAAGGAGAATGAGATTCTAGATGATGGATTACATGGATTAGGATATATTTTTGTTAAAGAAGATTTAGAAGTAGAAGTTTCTATTGAAGTTGATGTATGTGTTGTATCAAGTGTGAAAGAAGAATCAGGATTACTAAATGTATGAAAAACAGTTGGTGTATACATCATGATTGGATAAGTAGTATTGATAGAAAAAGAATATATTTTCCATGTTGTATAATCAGTTGTATAATTATAAATTGAATAAATTGTATTTTCTGTAATAATAAAAAGTTTTTCCTGAAAATAAATTACTTTCAAATTAGTATATTTTTCATTAGAAAATTTGATAGTTTCACTTGAATCTCTATAGTTAATAAAATAGATGCAAGAATCAATATTGTTTATATACCATATGGAAGTAGAAAAAGAAACTGTTTCAAATTCTTTCATTTCATTATACTTAATATTAGGATTTTTATATGATAATGATGTATTTGTTTTTATTATTATTGTATCATTTAGTTGTGTTACCATTACTAATTGATTTGTTGTTGTTATAAATCTAATTGCATTATCTTTTCCATTAAAAAAAGAGAATGTTTTAACGTTTGTTGCTATGGTGTCATTTTTGAATGTATCGTCTCTTTTTAAATCATATTTGTAATTATAATATGTTGATATACCGTGGATAGTTGTTCTGTATAATACATGAGATATAGTATCCAGAACGTACATGTATTTGCAATTTCCTGTTCCTGTGATTGTAGGGTTATTAACGGTGAAAGTATCAGGTACTTTTATGATTGAATTTTTAGAAAAGTTACGTTCATATTTGAATGTGAAAGTATCTCTTGGAATAGCATTTTCAATGTGAGTTGAATAATAATAAAAGTTGCTATCAGTAAAATAAACCAGTTTTGTATCTGTAGTATCGTGAACTGAAGTAAGAGTGCTTTCGATAACGATTGTTTTGTTACCAAAAGAGTTTGTTAATGGTTTGATGTTTGGTGTGTAGAATGAGTTGATTGTGCCTTCAGAAATCGTCAATGTAAATGTTGAGATTGTGAAGATTAAGATTGTGATGATTGCTTTCATTTGATTCTCCTTTTTGGTTTATATTTTTCCTTATATTAAGATATCAACCACATTTTAAAAAAAGGATAAAAATAAGACTATAATACCCCTATTTTTACAATAGAGGTATAAATTATAATAAAATCGTGGAATTAACTATATTTAATCAGTAACTATAATACCATTAGAATTACCATCTGGAAAATATAAAGCGTAAGATCCTTCAAGGATGAATTTTGCCAGATATGGACCTTTATCATCATAAATTACAGTAGATTGATCTTTGTTATTAACAGTTCTAATGTATAACGCTATTTCTTTTGTTTTTGTATTATATTCATGAACTCTATCAATACAAGAACCAGCTACATCAAAAATTCTATATTTTTGATGTTCAGAATTTTCAATACTAAGAATCATAAAATGACTCCTTTATTTAATTATGAAAAATTTAGAAATTCCTATTCTTTCAAAAACGTTTAAAACATGTGCATTTAAATTTTGTAGTATTACATCTGAATCATAATCTCTTTTTAGAAAAACAACTGCAGCAATTGTACTTGATCCAATATTATCAATATTTGAAAAATCTAACACTATTTTTCTAGCTTTCAAAATATCTGGTGTAAAATCTATAAATCTAACATCTTCATCTAGAAAAATAGTACAATCGTCTTGAATCCATTGTACTTTCAAGTTATTCCTTCGTGGAATTTATTCTTTTAGCTTACATCTTTTCTAATCTAGTTTTTATTTGTTAAATTTATATTGATGCTTTCACAGATTTTGTAAAATCTTTTTAATTATATTTTTATTAACTTTATAATTGAATGATAATTTTGATGCAGAAGTTCCATTTTCATATTCGGTTATTATTTGTTTTGCATATTTTTGACTAAAATCTTTGAAAAAATAAATTGCTCGTTGTTGTTGATTAGCCCGCTGTTTTATATTTAATTTGTTAAATATATTTTTAAAATTTTTTAATTTATATTTTTGTCGTAATTCTTTAAATCCAAACCCATTTTCAAGATAATCTAGTTTTATTTTATCGCCAATTTGTGTAATCAAATGTTGTAATTCTAGTTCTTTATATTCTTTTGAATTTCTCAATGGTAAATATTTGTTATAAATAAATGAAATTAAATCTTTTCTAATATTATATTTTTTTGCTATTAAATTTAAATTAATTTTATTTACTGCATAATCTATTTTTAAATCATTGATATTTATTCTATTTAGAATTTCTTGTAAAATTAAATTATCTGTTTTATGTTCATATAAATATTTTTCTATATTGATATTAAGTTTTTTGTCTATTTCTAAAATTTCTAATTTATTAAGTTCATTTTTCGTTAATATTGTTAATTTTAAGTCTTTGTACTTATTTTTAACAATTTCTATTTTTCTTTTGTCTTCATTCGAGAAAAAACCTTTTATTTCTACAAATTCATCTGTATTTATTAAATAAAAATCTGGACAATAAGTTCTCAATTTATTATTATCATCAAAATATTCAAACCTTTTAATTTTTTTATGACATAAAAATTGAATATTTTTAGATTCTAAATATAAGGCGTATTTAAATTCCCAGCTTCCTTGATATTTAATATCTTTATAATAATACCAATTAACATTTCCACCACACTTTTGTGTTTTTCCATAACGATGTCCTTTTATACCTAAACTTTGCTTTATACTTTCAGTTTCACGCCGAGCTTCTTTATTTGTTTTTATTTTAATATTATGAAATTTTAAAATTTTAGAAATTATACATCTGTTTATTTCATATAATCTAGATAAACTTCTAAGATTTCCTCCGCAGGTTTTATAATCATCACAAATTTTTAATGCTAATGGTGAAGACATTATTTCATCTGAATAACCTTTTCCTAATCCAGAAATTTTTTCAGAAGTAACAATATCAAATTTCTTTTTATATTCTGTATATGTTATCGAATGTAATTTTACATGCCGTGGCATTCCAATAGATGATAATTTCTTGTTGCAAATTTTACAAAAAGTTATTTTACTCATTATATTGACGCCTTAACTGACTTGCTACCTAAAAGTGGTAATCCGCATAAATAATCCAAGTGGCTTATTCCAGGTCCTGGCATTCCAGTTACTACGCCTCCTTGTGCTGGAATACTTCCTAATGATACCATTGGTGCTGATACCTCTGCTTTTGTACCTGAACTTAAAGTTGCTTTTACTAAACCACTTACTTTAACAGTTTGTGATACTGCATTTATTTCTATTTTTCCAGCTTTTGTTTTTACAGTAATATTTCCAGCAGTGATATCAGCAGTATAATTTCCTGTTTTAATTGATAATTTTTTATTTCCGGTAGTAATAGATTCTGTGATATTTCCTGTGGTAACATTTGTCTTTTTATTTCCAGTTGTTATTGATTCTTCTATTCCACCAGTTGTTACAGTTGTCTTTTTACTTCCAGTTGTGATTGTTTCTTTTATGCTTCCAACTTTAATAGAAGTTGTTTTTCCGCCTGTTACTATAGTTTCTTTTATATTGCCAGTTGTTATTAATAATTTTCTATCACCTAAAACAATTGTTTCTTCAATGTTGCCTGCAGTTAACGTAGATGTTAAATCACCTAATGTTAATGTTGTTTTTCTACTTCCTAACATTAGTAATTCTGTTTTTGATCCTAAAACTATTTTAAGAGCATCAACAGTAGACATTGGTGTATTTGGAATTGGTGTTGATAATCCTGTAATTGTTGTATCTCTACTACCACCAATTTTTTCTTGTTTGTCTTTTATAACAATTTCTTTATATGAAGAACCATACACACTATTGATGTCATTGATATAATTTTGAACTTTGACACCTAAAATATCTTCTTGAATTTTTCCAGCGACTGTTATTAAATATGAACCAGTTACATTAACATTAAAATCGCCATTAATATCATAAACTACGTTGCCGTTAGTTTTTAATGATTTAGATATTTTATTTTCATCACTTCCAAGAATATCAGTATAGATAGATTTTTTTGCTATTGTTGTTTTGCTTCTATTAAATGCATCAACACCTAAAGTTTCTCTAGTACCACCGGTTGTAATTAAATCTATAGAAGTTTGATCTTTGCCACTTGCACCTACTGCCCATTTAACTAATCCATCAAAATTCGCTTCCCAAGATCTACCTGCACCTAAAGGAGCTTGTCCGGTTGAAGCTGCGATATTAGTAAATAAATGGCCTTGTTTATCTATATCTATTTTTGTTCCTGATTTCCAAAATTTTAATTGTAATGCTGATGCCAATGATTCATATTCTTCTGGTAAACATTCCATATCATCAACATTTGCTTGTGCTGAATCTGAAGATCCAAAAATTTGTGGTCTTAAAATTTTTCCATAATGTGTTAAATCAGTTTTATTTGAAGGAATGTTTGTACCTAAAACGAATGAAATATATGGACTTTTAAAAGTTACATCTTTTCCTGAATTTATTTCAGAAACTGGTAATTTTCCATCAGTTTTTTCAGTAATATCTATTCTATATTCATTATAAGCTTTTCCACCTTTTCCTACTGGTTTTTGTGAATCAGTAAAAATTTGAACTATTTTTCCATTAGATAAAAATGATGGTTGCAAAGTGTCAGTACCACCTGGTACAGGTTCTCTTGTAATCATTCCGTTGTAAATTCTTGAACCAGTAGTTTGTTGATAATATTGAACTGATGATAAACGAATTGATTGATCAGCAGAAACTATTTCTATTTCATTAAGTTTATTATTTGATAAATAAACATTATCATCTAAATATAATTCTGAACCTTGCGTTGATTCAGCTTGAATTTCACCTGGATATATTTTTTTTCTTTTAGAACGAACTGAATTGTAGCCAATTTTATCTTTTATTGTTTTTATATCTTCAAGAGTATTTGCTGCTTTGCCTCTTGAAAGTCTATATTCAAGTAGTTGTTCAAGATTTGCTTCAATATATCCTAAAACAATTGGATCAGCTGTTGTTTGAGTTTGTCTGATCCATCCGCAAACAGCAATTGAACCTTCTTCTGGCATCCCTTTTAAACTTCCTCTTGGAGATGCCATCGCAGAATTTAATTTTATTTGTACACGTAAACCAACATCATCAACCCATACTAAATCAACTAATCCTGATTCATAATCAACCCTGTCAACGAATCCTAAACGTAGATATTGCAGATCATTTTCATATCTACCATGCCATGGTTTTTCTTTAGATTTTAAATTTCTACCGTATCCTTCTACACTCATCTGTTACTCCGTTGAGGATTTACTTTTTGTGCGCGAGATGCTGCAGAACTTTTATCATATATTGTCAACATCGATTGACCTTCATCATCTAGCGTCAATGCAGTGTTATTTGGATCTGCAGTTAAATTATAAGTATCAGGTGTTAATTTCTGTGCTTTTTCACTTCTTAAATTATTTCTATTTTGTGAAATAGTTTTACTCATTAAGCTATTTGAATTAAAACTCAAATTCATTCCATATTTAAAAAATGGTATTAGTTCATAACCTTCACCATCAGTATTTTGAATATCATTTAATGGATCAGGATTTTCTATTGTTAAATCTTTTTTTAATTCCCATCCAATAGAAGGTTGAGCTGAAACATCATCATTTGTAGAAACATAATTTGATTCTTTAGCATCATTTTTCTTTTTCTTTCCAAAACAAACATCATCAAACATTTGTAAAAAATTAGCAGGTTCACTATCAGTTACTGATTCACCATCAACTAATTTTTTTGTATCTTTTAAACCACCAACATTTCTGAACCAAGAATTTTTAATTGCATTTCCTGAATTATCTAGAATTTTTTTTCTTTCAGCAATTACTGTTACTGTTGTAGTAAATGTTCCACCAAAATCAAAATTATGATCCAATCCTACGACATAATAAAAAGCATCTCTTGCTGGAACAAAAATAGGATAACCTAATCTAAGTTCAGGTCGACCAATAATTGTAAAAGTTCCCCTAACCAAATTTGAATTTTGTCTTACTAATTCTAATTTAGCATATTCTAAACATTTTTCTTTTGTAGTTAACCAAGGCATTGTTATAGATTTTGATCTAAAACCGAATTGTTTTGTTAATGATACATTATAACCTACACCTTTAATAAATCCTTCACCAACGTTATAAATTTTTGTTAATCTGCCATTGACATCTATTTTAGAAACTACATCTGCTTCAGTTTGTGTAAAACTCCAACTAATAATATCAATATCTTCAATAACAGAATTTTTATTTTTCCTAACATCCATATTATAAAATGGAGGTTTAAAAACTAATTCGCCATTAACATCCATAAAAAATTCAAATGATACTGTTTCTTTTAAATCGTTAGCTATTTCTAAATTAGATTTCATATTACTACCACTAACTTGAATAGCTTCAGGATTTAAAACATATGGTATACATTCACCTAAAATATCATCATCTAATTTTAAATTTCCATTTTCATTTTTAAATCCAAAAATGCGTAATGATCGACCTACTTGATCAAATCTAGATTCCCAATAAGTTAAAATTTCTTGTTTTGCTTGATCTGCACTAATATTTTCAGTATTTCCTACTAAACTAAATGGATCATCTTTTATTGGGGTTAAATTTGATGTAGAAATTATTGCTAATTGTAATAAAATATTAGGTATTGTATAACCAGCAAATTTAGTATTTTGTGAAACAATAGTTTCATTATTAGAATTTCTAACTGGAATACCTTTTTCAATTTCTGTTTGTAATTGATCTTCTGGTATGCTACGAGGAATTTTTTTCTCAAAACTAAAAAAATCCAAAGCTGATAAAGAAGGTCTTACATTTGTATTTGCAATTTGCCACCAACGTAAAATATCTGCACATGAAACACTTATATTATATGTACCATCACTATAACTATCAGTAATTGATTGTATCACGCCCCAAAAAGCAGGATAATAAGGATATCGTTTAGCACTTGTTTGACTTTTTGGTAATGGATATCTACCTTTATAATAAATTTCAATTTCAGATAATAAACGTAATGAACTATATCTGTTATCAGCATATCTTCTAATAGAATGATCTGGCAAAGAAATAGTAAAATTAGCAGTTCCTGGTACTGCATCAATATTTAAACTAACACTTATATTTGTTATATCATTTCTAATTTCAAAAGTATTTCCATCTTTATCTTCAATTACATCACTACCATTAATAAACAATAATGCATCAGGTGCTAATTGAACTGTTTCTGCTTGTTTAAATTCTAATTCAGCCATATTTACCTTTATAGTTATATCTAAATACTATTAGTAAAATTTTGATAATTATAAATAGTATTTCCAGGTTCAGACATATCAGTTACTTTATACTCAAATGAATAATCATAAAAAAATGGTTGTGTATCACTTTCATTAAAATTGAAACTATTAAAATTACCACGATAAATAGTTCCATCATATGTAATAATTACTCTTCCAACAGAATTAATCATTGCAGCATTATTCACTGTAATTTTGTTATTATAATTTATACCATTATTTCTATATGTTGCCAATAACTGATTTATGTTTTCCCAAGCAATAGAACTTTCTCTATCATCACTTGTCAAGCCACTTTCAGTATAAAACATTCCTGATACACCAGATACAGAAATAGTTACTAACTCATCATGATGTACTTGAATAACATATCCACTATCTCTAGCATCAATCCATCTAACTCTATTCTCTGACATTTTAACTGCATATCTCAACGAAAATTGATTAGGGTTCATCAATAAGGTTAATGGTTCAGTTGGTAATTCAATATCTAATTCAAATACAATTGGTAATGCACCTTTTTTAACGCCAGCAACTAATTTATTCAATTGTTCTATAGACTTATTATTTTCTTTTTTTCCATGTAACACATTTTTTAAATTATCATATGCTGTATTTAATGTTTTACCTTGTTTTTTAGATCTGGCAAATATATCTCTATTTGCTAAATCTAAGTCTGTCACTGGTTTAGCATATGATTTAAAATTTATAGTATCAAAATATGAACTCATAATTATATTTCGTTTCTTAAAAAATTACCATCTATAACTGCTAAATCACCTATAATTCTGGTAACTTTAAAATCGAAACTATATGCTAAAGAAAATGGTGTATCTGCACTTTCATCTACATTAAAACTTTCAAAATGACCTTCATATTCTTTTCCAAAATATGTTAATACAACAGTACCAAAACTCACAATTCTATTTGAACCTTTAGTAGAATATACTTTTCCATTATTTTTATAAAAATTTACTAAATTGTTAAAATTTATATATGATTCACTTTGTTTTAAATTTTTTCTTGTCAATCCGTTTTGATCATATGCCATTGCTGTTGTACCTGATGCTGAAACAGATGTTAATTGTTCTCCCCAAAATTCTTGAACAAATCCACCCATTGTTCTTGTTTCATTTATCAACTGTGAATATGATATATCTAAATTTGCAGGATTGATCAGCATGGTTAATTTTGGAGGAATTTCTTTTAATCCTTCTATTCTCCAAACTAATGCATGTTTATTTTCTTTAACACCCTTCATTATTTAGCCGCCGTATACATTTCTTCACGAACAACTTGTTTAATATGTTCTGCTTCTTTATGGTTTACAAAAATATTAACTGTTTTATTATCATTTATTTGTTGTCTTGCCCAATCTTCACCTTTTTGTTTATTAGTAGTTTTCTTTTCTTGTTGTTCAGCTAACGTATCTAATGCTGTTTGTGCAGCAGCTCCGGGTGTTCCAGCTACTGAAACAATTGCCCCTAAACCTTTAAGTAAAGGTGCTAATAAAGATTTTCCTTCTTCACTACCACCAGGCAATCTGTGTCCAAAACTTGATCCAGCTGATGCTGCACCTTGTATTGCTAATCCTGCACCTAATCCAGGCACTGATTTTACAGCTTTTTTAGCTATTGGGGATGCTTTTGCTAATGATAATGCTTTTTGAGCACCTTTCATTCCACCGGAAATCATTGCTGTATCTACTGCTTTAGAAATAAAATTTTGCAATGTATCCAAAGGTGTTATTGCTTCAGTACCTGCTTCACCAACTATTGCCGGTGTTCTCTTTTTTACTATTCCCCCTTCAGCCATTTCTGGCAATTTTACACCATAAGATTTTAAAAGATCTTCAGCAGACTTTAATTGTCGTTCCTGATCAGTAATAAAGCTTTTTCCAAATGATTTTGGTTTACTTTTTGCTAATTCAATTTGTCCTTTAATTTTAGTACGATTTTGTGATAATTCTGTTAATTTATTAATATCTTCTGGTTTAGCATTTGAATTTTCTAAAGCATCAATAATAGCTTGATTCATTTTAAGATTACTTTTAGAATTTTCTGTTTTATCTTTAAGTAATTTTAGTTCGCTTTCTTTTTTAGCTTTTTCATTTTTCAATGTTTCTAATTCTTTTGGATCTTTTGTAATTGAAATCTTTTTGTTTAATTCCACTAATTCTTCTTGTTTTTCTGCTTGATCTTTTTCAAATTGTCTTACCAAATCACCTTCTTTTAACAATTGATTAGTCAAATCATTTACTTGTTCTGATGCATCCATTTCTTTCAATTCTTTAGAAAAATCTATTCCTGGTATTTTATCTAATCCTTTCATGATAGCTTTTAAACCTTTTCCAAGCCATTTTTTTACAAAATTAAATCCTGGTTCAATGACAGCAAATATTTTTTGTAACCATAATACTAAATTTTGTTCAATTGCATCAACAACTGGTCTTGTTTGTATTCTAGCTTGTTTTGCAGCTGCTAATTCTGCTTCTTTATTAGCTTTTGAACGTGCTTTTGCCTCATCGTTTTTAGCAGTTTTTTCAGAAGCTTTTATCATTTCCAAAAGATCCATACCTTTTGGCATTTTAGAAATCATTTCTTTTATTGTAACAATTTGATCTCTATCAAGTTTTGCAACTTCACCAGCTTTTTCAAATGCAAGTAACGCAGTTGATTGCTCATCCCCTGTTAGAGAATTTATTTTATCAATCATGCTCTTTAAATCATCCATACCTTCAAATGGTGCCATTGATTTCGCAATATTTTTTAATGCATCAAGTTGAAATGTAGCTTGTTGTTGAGGTCCTGCTTTACGTGCTTCATCTATTGATTTTTCGCTACCAGCCAATTTTAAAGTGATAAGTTGATCTTCTGTTGATAAATCAGCAAAACCACGAGATAATTTTTCAGTTGTTTCTGTGACAGCTTTAACTGGAATATTAGCTTTCACTGCAAATTTCGACATTGTTGAAATTAATGCACTTGTTTTAGCTATTCTATCACCATAAATTCCTAATCCTGTAGTTGCATTCATAATTTTGTCAAAAAACATTGATGTTGTTAATCCAGTTCCTGTAACTTGTTTTCTGAACATTGAAAATGCAGATGATGCTTGATCTGAATCTTTACTAAATTCAACACGCATTTGACCTGCTGTTTGTGCTAATTCATCAATAGATTTACCTGTCAATACAGATTGCGCATAAAAATTTGCAAAAATATCTCCAGATGTTATTTTCTCTAATTTAAAACCTTGTGCAGTTAACGCTGCAAATGCACCTTCTGTTTCTTTTATACTAATTCCAAATTGATTAACATATTTTTGAGTTGCTAATCTATATTCTTCAATTTTTGAATGTGCTACAGAAAAACCTTTACCAACTTGAATACCAGAACTTTCTAGTTCACCAGTACTAGCTGCCATTCTTAAAATTTCACGTCTTGCATCTTTCACTTGTTTTTCTGCTGATATCATTGCTGCTGCAAATGCACCAACTGCACCAACACCAAGCATTGCACCCATACCACCCAGACCTAATGCACCAGCTGTTCTTCCAACTGTAGCAGCACCAACTTTACCAGCAGTAGAACCTGATACTGCTTCTTTTTTACTTTGTAATTTTTCTTTAGCTTTTTCTAACCAAGTCTGTGCACCAAATTCTTTTCTTGCTTGTCTAAATGCCTCTTTAGAAGATTTACCTTGTTCTATCAATTCTTTAGCACGTAAACCTAATCTAGTTTTAAAAACGCCTAAATCTCTTTTACCTAAATCAGAACGTTTCTTATCATTTTTGTAAGCTTCTTTTGCTTGTTTTATTTCTTTTAATGGTGGTAATAATTTTTGTTGCTTTTCATTAATTTCTGCGATTTTTCTTTCAATGTTTCTTCTCTCACGAGCTAATGCATTTAAACGTTTCTTGCTTTTTTCATCTTGGTCATCACTTAATAATATTTTTTCTTGTACTTCATTATTTTTTTGCAACATTTTTGAATATTTATTATATTCATCAGCTATCTTAACATTTTCGCTGTAAATGTTTCTCAAAGAACCTACTTGTTCTGTATATAATGTTCCTTCATCTTGTAATAATGAAATAATTGTATCTTGTACGTCAATATTATTTTTAAATATTCCTATAGAATCTTGATTAGTACTTACAATTTTTTCTATATAATTTAATTGTTTTTCTAATTCTGCTGAATTTTGAGGTGAAACTTTTTTATCAAAATTTATTTTTGATACATTCTTAGAGATATTTTTAAGACTACTTTCAAAATTTTTAAATTGATCTGGTGACAATACACGCTTTAGACTTTTTATATTAGCACTATTTAAAGCTTTTGCACTTCTATCTAATATACTATCAACACTTTTAAATTTAGCTTTTGCAAAATCTTCAATAGAAGAAATCGCATCATATGATGACTTTCTAGCCTTCTCAAGTCCCTTTATCAGACTATCTGTATTAGTCTGGAACTCTGTTTCATATGTTACTTTTTCTTTAACTGGTGCCACTTATTATTTTTCCTTTTTATCTTCTTCTTCTTCTTTTCTATTTTCTTCTGCCTGCTCTTTCAACTTATCTTCAACTTCTATATTCTTCAAAATACCAATTTTTCTCAACTGTCCTTCACTTTCAACTGCTAATTTCAAATATTCTGTATGCACAAATGAAATTACATCATCATGCCATGTTCCAATAATTTTCCTTATTTTTTCTAACGCATCAATCTTTAACTGAATTTTTTCTTCATCAGTTTTAGCTTCATCATAATTAAATCGTATTTTATTAACAGCTTTTATCGACATTACAACAGTTTCAATTTTACTTTTTGTAAAATAAGCTAAACCACTATAACCATTACATGCTTGATTTAATTCTACTTCATCTTCAGCTGTTAAAGTTTCTAAAGTCAAACTTAAATCATCATTTATTTTAACTTCTTTTTTCGCTTTACCAAGTTCAGTTATTTTTGATAAAAATGCATATGCATCATCTACTTTAGTTACAGCCATTTTACCCCCATTGATGTAGAATATGTTGAAGAATTACAATTCTTTACATCCCATTTAAATACATTATTATCTGATGAATTATTAAATACTATAGGTTTATCAATAGCAACAATAATTGGTTTTTCTGATTTACGAATTCTTGCTATCAAATTTTTAATTATATTCTTATAGTCCATCATCTTCATCCTCATTCAGTTCAGTAATATCATCTTCATCATTTTCTAAAAATTCTTCATCTAGAACTATTCCTGTTTCCTTTAAAAAATCTTCTGCTACTTCATCATCTGATGGGGCACCAACTTCATCTTGATATTTAGCAATTGTTTTCATAGCTTCATCTCTTGGTTTAACAGCATTTTTAATTCTTTCACGTGTTTCAACTACACTTTCATTGCCTAATGCTGCTTTTTTCTGATTCAACTTGTTAATTGCATCTTCACGAATCGGATCCATAAAACCTCCTTTTAATTTTAATTTAATCTGAAATATACAAAGTTATTAACGTTTTAGAAAATTATTCAAATGATATACTATCTAGATTATCATTTTGTAACTTTTTCAATCCCATTTTTCGCTTTAACATTATCTTTTGTGCATTTTCTTTTATTCTACGTTGCTGTTCTTTTTTCTCTTCCAAAATATCTCTGGCTTCAATATTTATTTCTTTCTTCTCCGCTGCCTTAACTACATTTTGATATTCATCTTCTGTTTCATCAAATACAGATTCATCTACCAAACCAACTTCAATATCTTCATCTTGTTCTTTTATTGATTCACCCTTATCATCTCTAACAATATCTTTTTTAATAGGTAATGGTTTATCTTTAGATTTATTTTGTAATGATTGTTGATACTCTAATGCCTTTTGTTCTATGTCTATTTTTTCATTCATTGTTTCATCAAAAACTAATTTTTTAACATCTATTTTTAATTCAGAAAAAGCTTTATCATTTATGATATCTTCATAGCTAACATTTTCATGATAAAATCCTGCTTGTTTAGAAGAATTAACTATTTTTTCATTTGTTTCATCATCACCTACAATAATTTCAGCTTTACTTAATGTTACATTCAAATTTTCTTCTTCATCAACTTCAGTTCTTTTTGCTTTAAAATATCTAGCAATTTCAACTTCAGTTCTTTTCTTCAATAAATTTTTCTTTAATGCTCTTTTTAAATAGTTAATAATAGCTAAATCATGATCATCTAATTTTTTTCCAGATACTTCATCAATCATAACTTGATTAACTCTATCAGCATATTGTTGTTTTGTTTCACCTTCTTTTCTCTTAAACTGATTAGCAATATTAGCACCTAAATCAACTAATCCTTCACTAGTTTTTTCTTCACCATTTTCATCAAATTCTTCATTATCTGTATCAAACTTTTTACTAACAGACATTGTTCCTTTTACTTTATTGTATGCTTTAGGATTAGTAAAAGCACATACATAACTTGTCATATACTCGAATTTATGCCATGAACGTTTCTCATTTTCTATCAAATCTGTTTGTTTATTAATTATAATCCAATAAAATTGAACATCATTCATATTATGAATAAATTCAATATTGTATGTTGCACCTTGAAAAATATTCCACAAATTTCTAGAATATGAATCTTTAACAAATTCATCTATTTTGTTAATTGCTGAATTTACTCTTATTTCTAGTTGTTCATATTGTTCATATAATTCTACAATAATAGATGGTCTAAATTTTGAAACATATTTTAATGTTTTTGCAAATTCTATTTTATTGCCACAAATTTTACAAAGTGATGCTGAAACTATCTCGATCATTAAATTAAAATTATAAATCTTTGGCAAAAATTTATATTTTTCACTTAACTCCAAACGCTCATTTTTTTTCAATGAACGCATCGTAACAATTGTAGTATAAAACTCAAATGTATGAGATACATATCCTTCCATAATTAAAGAATACACATCTTCAAACACTTTATCACTTTTCTTCATATAGTATATGCTAATTTTATATTATAAATACAGAAATAATGTACTCTCCCGAGGACTACAAACTCGGTCTATGAGTACTTGAAGATAGTAGTCTAAAAAGATATTTATGGAGAGATTTTACCCTCTCCATAAATTTTTTTGATTAGTTCGACAGAGCGAACATTTTGCTTCTATTTACTTCATTGATTGCATCATCAGATTCACCATCAAATTCACCAAGAGCGAATACGTTAGTAATCATAAGTGATGTATCTTGAGTTGCTGCTGTATCACCCATATTAAATGATTTAGAATAATCTGTCATCCAACAACCTTCATAAGTTGTAAGAATTACTCTTGCACCATCTTCTGATTGAGCTGCACCAGCTTGATAATTAAGAAATGTAGGAATAACTATAGATTCTTTGACATCAAAAGGCCATCTGTGATGTTTTAAAGATCTCATTAAACCAGAAGAACCAGCTTTATATCCAAATACTTGCATAATGTCTTTTAAATACATCATCATAATTGAACATGAAGCTTGAAGCTCTGTTAATCCAACACCAAGTTCTGCAATTTGATCTCCAAAACCCATACCTCTATGTGGTTCTACCGATCTATTTTGAGTTGGATTCCAACTTTGTAATAAACCAATCTGAGCAGGTGTTGTACCTGTATCTGCATCAATACTAAACAACTTAACCTTCTGTGTATTAAGAAGTCTGGTATTGGGCGACGTACCTTCACGGTATACATATCCACCGTTATTAGGTTTTTGTGAAGCCATTGTACCTCCTTAAATTACTATTAAGAGAAAAACTGGAGGGGATATTTTCCCCTCCATATAACTTAGAATTTGATTCTAATATTGAATACAACTTCAATCCAATTTAAACCAACTATTGGACGATAGTAAGCTGAACATCTAATAAAGTCTGGTTGAGCAGAATCTCTTTCTGCACTTACACCTTTGTAAGCATCAATAATCTGAGCATCTTTTTCAGCTTGTAAAACAGCCGCTAAAGATGTTTCAACTTCTGATGTCAAATTAGATACAAACTTACGTCCAATATAACCATCCAAAGCTCTTCTGGATTCTTGTTGTGTGTAATCTCTAATAGTAGTTATGTTCAATTCTCTGGTTAATGTAGATTCCATTCTTGTAGTTAAACAATGTCTAACAACGAATGGTCCACCACCCATAATAACTGTAACACCTTTTGTTGCAACCATATCCATAGTTGCTTCATCCATTTCTCTAATTAGAGCCTTAAATCCAACAATCTGTTTTCTTGTCATCGGTTCAGCAACATCATAAGCTGTGCTTACATTCACACCAATTAAAGCTGCTGCTAAGAAAGAACCATCAACAACATTTTGAACAGCTGTTCCATCTGCAGCAATCAATTCTGTAACTGCTCCATCAGGATAAAGTGCAACCATTCTTTCACTGTTAATAGTTGCTGCATAATTAGCAGCTTCTAAAGGTTCTGTTCCAACTGCAAATCCAAAGAATGAAATTCTTTCTCGTCTCATTCTCTTAGATGACATAACATTACAATGTTGACTTGTATATTCAATAACAGATTTTGAAGTTGTTACTGGGAAAATAACTGCTGGATTAACTCCACTAACAGGATATTTTAATCTATCTATCACTTCAAAATAAGATTGATCTGCGGCCACTTCTGAATTCGTAGCTCTCTTAGTTTGACAAGTTATAAGAACAATTGCTCCATTCATGAATAATATATTGGAAGCAAACACCAAAGGATTCTCAGCAGATAAATCACCATACTCATTAGTTATGTTTTTGAACTTGGTAAATACTTTGCATTCGTAATTACTTTTGTTATATTCATAAGTAACATAATATGTTTCACCTACTGCTGGCTCTTTACCTGATTTGTCAAATGTAATAAGATTTGTAGAATCACCAACACTTGTGTCTTCTGTATTATCTACAATCAAATTCATACCAGGTACACTTGTTATTGGTATTGTACTTGTAACAAATATAGCATCTTTTGTAACATCAATTTCAAGTGTATCTGCAGCAGCATAAAGAGGATCAGCAGATAATGTAAACATTAATCCTGTAATAGAATCAACATACGTTTCATCTGTTGTACCAGTTCCTGAAGAACCAGAAACAACAGATGAAGTTACTGTAAATTCAGTATTAGAAGTAAATGTCAATGTTACAGTTTCATCTATTGTATATCCTTTAGAAACAGTTGGACCAGTAAACCAATTTGCACCAGTAAAAGATGCACTTGCTACATTTTCTGTGCCAGGTATAGCAATACCTAATTGTCCATCTTCTGAAGATATTACTTTATATGTTCCAGAACCAGATGTGCCAGCAACAACAACTTCTATTGTATAAGTATCATCTTCCATTCTTGAACGCCAATAAGTCACTAATACTGTTGCTCCAATAGCTGGTATAGATTTAAGGTAAATTTTTCCAGTATCACCATCAATTCTTGCAACAGCAACTTGAGTACCATTTACTTTTACAATAACTTTACTAGTATCTTCAGTTACTAAATCTTTACCATTTCCATCAACAATAGGTGAAAATTTTGTAGTAATTATTTTGTTACTAACTAAAAACTGTGAAGAAACATCTTCATTATAAATCTTATCATCAACAGTCTGACCAACAATCTGCGAATCATCTAAAAATTCACTTCCTGTAGTATGTTCATTGATAACTAATTTATATCCAGTTCCCCAAACGATAGAATCACCAATTATCGCATAATCCACACTTTCAATATAATCAGCTGTTTCAGGTGAAAGTCCTACTCTAATCATCCTTATAGGATCAGAATATGGTAAATCATCTGATGTATTAGCATGTGAATTCCAATAATATGTAACTGTAACTGTATCAGTACTTAGAGGAGCAACACTTAAAACAAATGATCCATCAGAACCATTTAAACTTGACACATTAGCTACTGAATTATTTACTTTTACAGTAATATGAATTACATTTGTTGTTGTTTTTCCCGCATTAGAACCATCTACTATAGGTGCATATGCAGTATAAAATGTTTTATTCACGCCATCTGCTTGAATAGAAATATTCTCATCAACAACTTTCGTATCAGTCTTTTTATAAAAGTATGTCAATTCAACTAATGAACCATTAGCAGGTGCTAAAGCAAGTGTAATCAATCCTGTTGATCCATTCACTTTTGCAACAATTACTTGTGTTCCATCAACTTTTACAACAACATCATTTGGATTGTTTGTAATAGTAGCAGAATTATCCCCTTTTACTAAAGGAAAATTCAATACAGTGAAAGCTTTAGTAGTTCCATCACCCTGTTTCTTCTCATCTACTTTCTTCTGATCACGTGTTGCAGAACTTCCTCTTGCAATATCATAACCTTCTACTGTTTTTGTTTCATCAGCGACTCCAATCAATGCTGGAACACGCAGATTACCTAGTAACCCAACAACTGCTGGATCTAACTTGGTCTCTGTGTAAACCCCCGGTGGGCTGTACTCTTGGAATGGACCGGCCATTTTGTAAACTCCTTTTTGTTTGTTTATTTCTTTAGCATCTTAATTTATCTTATCCATCTAAAAACTATTTCTATTAACAAAATTATCTATCTTATTTTTCACAACATTAATATTTTTTAATTCATTATCCCAAATAACTAAACAATTTATCTTAGCTAATTTATAATCATCAATTTCATCTTGTTCATACTGTTCTTTTGTTCTACCATTAAATCTTTTTTGATGCCAATATAAACCGTTGTATTCTATCACTTTGTCGATATTAAAAATACCATTTCTAAAATCTTCTGTAACTTTATTCTGAATTTCATACCATTCTTCTAAGCCATTTAATGTTTTAAGATAATCATCATTTTTTATTACTACAAAATCTGGATTTCTATAATAACTTGTTTTAAATCTTAAACTTTTACAACCTTTTTTACTACCACCTACATAAACTATGTTTTTAGATAAGCTTTGTAAAATTTGTTCATCTGCATTTATATTTCTTTGCTTAAAAATAAACGCATCATAATTACATCTACCTTCTTTCCAAGCAGTTTTCATATTAACAGAATTTCTTTTACTTAAAGCTTCGCTTTCTTTTTTACTAACAACTTGTGCATTAAATATGCGCTTATAATCCTGATTAGAAATTTTATGTATTTTAGTAACATGACTTACTAAAGTTTTTCTTTTAGCTCCACAAATTTTACATTCAACAAGATCATCTTCTCCTAAACTTTTATGTTCATCTAATTCTAGCTTAACAGTTTTAATAGAATTAGAATGTATTTGTTTAATTGCCTCTTCACAACTTATATCAAAATCAAATTTTTCATAAATAGGCATATTTTTCAACAATTTAAAATTTTTAGGTGCTATTCTAATATATTGATTCTTTATCTTATTTTTTAATTTTTTCTGTTTCAAACAATATAATCTTAATAAAAATGTTAAATTATGTTCGTACAATTTAAATGAATAATTCAAATTTAATAATCTAATAATTTCTTTTTTTGATTTTGATTCAATTATATACCATTTAAATAATTGTTCTTTAGTCGGTTTACAAGTTTTACAAAATATTCTGGCATCATCTACATCTTGTGAACCACCACATCTTTTACAAATTTTAGCATTTTTACACATATTCAAACAATTTATTTCCGCATGAACAGTTTAGATTAGTTACTGGTACAGTATCTTTAGAATATTGATATTCTAATCCACAAGAACATTTTACATGTAGGTATGTATCGCTTGTTGGAGGAACGAATAATTGATCGACATAATCAGTTAATTCTTTTTTATTTTGATAATAAGATCCATTTCTTTTTAATACAGCACATTTTTGAGCTGCAAGAGGAACTTTACAATCGATTATGAATGATATAACTGGTTTTGTCATAATTATTTTGTATCAGCATTAGCTAATTTTTTTTTCACTTCTTCTTCAACTTGTTTTTGCATTTGTTTTTGTGTGTAGTCTGCAGTGATAGCTTGTATATTACTGTCATATATAAAACTCATTTTTTCAGCTTTTTTCTGTGCTGTTTGATATTCTAGTACAGCGATATCTTTATCAAATTCCATCAGTTTCAAGTTGAAAGCTGTTGAGTTATCAACTTGAACTTGAATATCAGGTTGAGTAGTTTCTGGTTTTTTTTCTGTTGTTTCTTTTTCTGCTGACATTTTTTGAATCTCCTTTAATTTGTTTTAATTTTTATGCATTTAATAAATTTATATATTTCCATGCTTTACTGCCACTGCCATCAAGTGGTATACATATAGCTAAATATGGATCAGCACCAAAGTCTGAAGACGCATACATCGCACCTATTTCAAATGGTACTCCAGCTGGTGTTGTTGAATCATATGAAGTAGGTATTTTAACATATGATATTCCTGAAACAGTTAAATTATTTGTAACTTTAGCTGAACCAGTTACTTTTAATTTAGTCCCATTTTCAAATGCTCCACCAATACCAACATCTCTAGTAGCAGAACTTGCTTCTAATACATCACCGCCGCCAGCTTGTAGTAGTAGTTTTGTACTATGTACAGCAATTATACCATAACCAGTATTTCCTAAAAATAGTCTAGCTAGTTGTCCAGAAGAATTCCAACCTTGTCCTCCGTCAATTAATACTGTACCAGCAACTTGTAAATCTTGAGCAACATTACCACCTGTAGATGAAAAATTTGTTCCAATTCCTACTCTACCTGCTGTTGTTATTCTTAAATTTGTATTTCCATTATAATTGAAATTTAATTGATTTAAATGATCAACATTTGATGCCATATATAAATTGGCAAATCTATTAGTTGGAGAACCCAAATTAGAAGTATTAGAGGTATTACCTAAAAAATTACTTTGAGTTTTTATAGGAATTGAAAAAGTAGCTTGAGTATCTAAAAGTTCTAATAATACTACATTTTTTGAAGAAACATAATATCCATCATATGCAGGATCATTTTCATAATAATATTCTATTTTTCCTCTATTAGTATTTTGAAATGTTAAGAATGATTGATAACCAGGAGCAAATACACTTGTACCAATATTGATAGTATTGTATGTTAAACTTGTTTTATCAGGTCCATTACTTCCTAAAATTAAACTTGCATTTCCTGATCCATGTGTTAAATTTACAACTGATTTTGCATCGTACCAAACTTCAAAAGGATTAGTTGGATTTGCTGTATTGATACCAATTAAATTTGTATTTGTTCCAGTATTGTGTTTGATATATAATGCAGGAGTTTCATTATTAAAGCCTAATTTTATTGCTTTATTAGCTGATGTAGAATTATGATTATATGCAAGATATAAATAATTTGTACCAGCAGCAGCAGCATTAGTTCCAATACCTATTCCTACATCTGCTCCAGAACCTAATGTTTGGTTTGCAATCATAAGAGGGTATGTTACAGATGCATATGGTGTTGTTCCAATACCAACATTACCACTAATATTTGTATTACCATTGTCTAATACAGTAAATTTCTGAACACCTGAACTATTTGCCATATATGTTAAGAATGAAGCACCTACATCACCAATACCTTTAATTTCTAGTCTTGTTGATGCACCTGGATCTGTACCTATACCTATATTTCCTAAAGAAACTAGTGGTCCTTGTTCAAATGTATGTTTGGTTGCTCTATATTTCATATTAACATAAGCATTATTTGCATCATTTACAGAAGATATAACTGATGCACCAGTACTATCACTCATATGTATGTTTACATTTGTAGTTGCTTTAATATGAAATTTGGCAGCAGGTGTTGTTCCTATACCAACAGCACCACTATTCATAAATTGAATAATATGTCCAGCATTATTATCAATAACTATTTGTTGATTAGCATCATCATGTCTAATTGCAAATTTTAATGCTGAACCACTTGTAAAGAAACTGAGATTATTGCTTGCAGTAGCACCAGCAATTCCATCAAAATTTATATTTGTAGAACCTGCTGTTGATTTTATAGTCATACTTTGATTAAGACTACCAAAAACGTCCAGATTAGAACCTGGATTAGTTGAACCTATACCAATTTTTCCTAATGCATTAATACTTAATCTTACAACATCAGATGTTGCAAGATGTAAAGCAGCAGCTGAAACATTATTCATAACCAAATCATTATCTAATGCTATGAATCCATCAGTAAATGTTTTTCTATAAGAACCTATACCTTGTTGTATTTCAGAAAGTGAATTTCCTGCTGCATTAGAAAACCCAATAGAATTTCTATTATTTGTACTACTATTATATTGAAATTTTATTCCACAATCTGGACTTGCCATTAAATGTAATAATGCTGCTGCTGATGTTGTTCCAATACCTACATTTTTATTTCCAGAGCCAGTAATAATTAATGCATTTCCTGTTCCAGTATTATTTACTTCAATTACGTTTCCAGCACCATTTGCTGTTTTATTTATAATCAATGCTTGTTGATTTTCATCTTGATCTATTTCAAATTTATCTGTTGTTGTTATTTCTGTATTTACTATTGTTGTTGTACCTGTTACAGATAGATTTCCAGTAATTGTAGTAGTACCAGTACCAGCATGTAAGTGAATTGCTGATTGTGGAGTTGCAGTTCCTAAACCTATTCTTCCTGCTGCTGTAATAACAATTGTAGATGCTGCTGCTGTTGTATCATCTGTTATTATTAGTTGATCTGCTGCAGCATTATTTTTTATGCTAAATGTTGCAAGTCCACCTGCTGCAAATGATAAATTGGCTGCTTGTGTAGCTCCAGCAAGACCATCTATAGAAACATTTGCTGAACCACCTGTAGATTTAATTCTTAAATTTTGATTTGCTGCACCAAATATATCTACATTTGTTAAAGGTACAGATGAACCTATGCCTATTTTTCCATCTGTTTGAACTCGCATTTTCTCAGCACCAGCATTTGATAAAATAAAATTACTATTAAAATCTATTGCTGAATTCATATAAAGTGTGCCGATTCTATGAGTAGCATCACCTATATCAGAACCTGTTGTAAGCTTAATTGTTGTTGCAGTACCATCATAATACTGTTTCAAACTATTAACATGAATTCTGTGATCTACAGTTACCATGCCAGGTGTAATAATAGTTGCAGATCTAGCTATTGCTGCTAATTTAACACATCTGTGAAATATTCCATTAGCATCGGTGAAAGTCCATAAAGCTGTATCAGATAAATTTTGAACTGCAGTTGGATATTTTTGACGAATATCAGAAAAAGCGCCATGTTTAAAAGCTATAATATCTTGAACTTGTCTAACTCTATTTGCTGTTGGAACACCAAGTCCAGAAACTAATAATGATGTATCTTGATATTCTGAACCAATAACTGGAGCAACCTCAGCAAAATAAAAATCTAACCATACTGAACCTTGTTCAGTTCCTGATGTCCAAGTATAATCATCTATTAAAGATTTTGTATAATCATCATCAGTTAAAGCACCAGTTGCATCTTGACTTTTAAATGTAAAATTAGATTTAGCAAAAAGCATATAACCATCAACAAAAATTATTCCAGCACCATTAACTGAACCATCTCCACCCAATATTAAAAAATCGCCATCTGCAAGGAAATTTCCAACAATTTTAAATCCATCGTTATATGTTGAACCAGATGGGAAATTAGCGGAAATTAATTGTCTAATAAACTGATCTGAAACAGATTGTAATTCCCTAATTTCTGAATCAGCTAAAGCTACGCCCTTTTGAAAATTAAGACGATATCTTTTCGCTGGATTGTATAAATCCGATGAATAATTTCCATTATATGGTAGTGACATCTATAGCTCCTTTACGAACTTTTAAAAACAAAATTTATTAAACTGATTATATTTGAGAATGTTCTCCCGAGAACTACCACTCGGTCTATGAACATTTGTGGATTAGTAGTTTGTGCGTTTAAATAAACAAATTATAAATACAATATAAAATTATTTAGATCTTAAATTAGTAATATAATTTGGATTTAAAACGACAGGATTCATATCTGGTATGAGTCCCATTTGATGTCCAGAATTTTGCATTCTAGAATCATACTGTTTATTTTCATAAGCTGCTTCTTTTTCATTTTCTAGCGCTCTTTTAAAAGACTCTTCGCCATAATCTATATTGATATATCTTACCTTCGTTACTAATGGAACAGCTAGCTCCCAATCAACTGTAAGAGAGAAATTGATGCCACCTGTAAAATTATATTCTTCAGGTATATCCATTTCAGTATCTTCTGATTCACCTGACAACGAAAATTCAGAAACATTTATACCTTCATCAACTAATACATTTTGCCACTTTGCCCAAAATATAGATACAGCATAATCAACTAATCTTTCTTGTTGATCAGGATCTTGAGCAATTCCAATCATATCAACACTTAATTCCCATCTACCACCATATACTTTAGCTGTTTCCATCATTTCTTTTTCTATAATTACAGCTTGCTCATCATCTTTTTTTAATCTATCACCAAATGCTAAAATAACACCTGGGATAGCGGTGTTATTAGCCCAATAAAAATCTGTTTCAAATGGTCCTAATCTTGTCCCTAGTTTTTGATAATCAGCATTTACTTGAATATGCATTAAATCAACATCAGAAATAATTGATGGTTTAAATAAAACTAAACCAGTATTATAATCAATTGTATAATCAATATCTCTTTTAAATTCACCATAATCATGCGGTGCATATATTACTTCTGATCCAGGATTTATTGGAATATTTCTTAAGATAAAACCTTGTGTAGATTGAATATATTTAACAACTAAATTTTCTTCTCCAATTGTTAAAAATGGATCAACAACAAATTTCTTTTCTTCAATCATCTTGATAATATAAATGCCTGGTGCAGACATTTGTTCAATATTGAATGAATCATCTTTAACCCATTCAATAGAATTACCTTTTATTGTTTGTAAATTAGCAAGTAAACTATATGAAATATCTGTTCTAATAAAATTATCTAAACCAAGTTTTTGTGAACTTCCAGATACACTTCTTATTAGTAACATTGTTTTCTGACGTTCTTCTTCAGGAAATTTTGTTACAACTGCAGTTTTACAAAAAATAGGATGCTCAGAAACAATTTCTTGAAATACTTGTACAAGTCTTTTCTTCAAAGCATTACTAATCGCAAAATACAAATTATACTCCGTATTCTTTCAATATTTCAGAAATAACATTTTCTTTACTAATATCATTTAAAATTTTAGCTGTTAATTTCTGTTTTTTTGCTTCTTTTATAATTTCTGCAATTATACTATGAGTTTCATTTCTAGTAAAATTACCTAAATCATAATCTATTTTTTGTGTTTTCATAATTTTTTTTAGTATTCTTTCTGATCTAAGCAAAAACGATTCGCTATAAATGCTCCTATTTTTTCTCCTGTTAATTCTGAAATTAATACAATATTTGGTTCAATATAATCATCTATTAAATACAATCTTCCTTTAAAGATTCCTTGAACTGGATTAACACATACAACTTTATCACCAGGATTCAATAATGATGCTTTTTTGTCAACATTGTCAATTTTATCTGCTACTAAAATAAGTTCCTCTACATGATTCATTGTCAAATCTCCCTTTTGAATTTTATATATTTGTTATATATATACGAATTATAAACTTAATATAAAATTTACAAATTAAGAATAAGAATTTAGAGCATTTAATAGGCAACCTCGTGAAACAGCATTCAATTGATCTGATGCCTTTTTAACATTTTTTATTTTGAATGGTAAACTTTTTGCTTTTAATTCTTCTTCAAAAAGTACTTCAAAATTTTTAACTTTAGATGTTCCACCACTTACAACAACAGAAATTGGTTCTGGAAAATTAGGAACATTTTTTGCAGATGCTATATATTTTTCTAACTTATTACAAGTATATCTAATTAAATTCTCATAATAAATTTTTATAGCTTCTTGTTCTCTACCTTGTGGATTTTTAATATCTACGCCAGATTCTTTTATGGCTGTCATTCTTGATGCAGTTAATCCTACTGCTGATGCAGAATTTTCATCAATCCAATCTCCAGATCTAGCTATAGAAAATTGATGTTCATCTTGTGAAATTCCCATAAATGACAATGCAACATTAACCATTCCAGCTCCAAATGAAAGAGATAATCCTGTAAATCCTTCATCTTCTAATTCTGCCCAACAAACAGCGAATGCTTCATTCAATGGTCTTGCATCAAATCCAAATGATGTTAAAAATGATTTCAAAATATTATCGTGATAAACCACATTATAATCAGCATCAATAGGCATAGCTGGTACTGAATAATAACACACTTCATTTTTTTCTAATGGATCACCAACTATGCTATGAAGTATAATTTTAATCATACTTAAAGCTTCTTTTTCATGTGTAGAAATAACACCTTTTGATAATGGTCTTCGTATTTCCCTATTGAAAAAATTTGCCATCTGTAATGCTTCTTCGCCTATAACATATAAATACTTTTTATCAGAACCTTCGATATAGTTAGCTTTTAATTTATTAAGCATATTTTTTGACATCATATTATTTTCAATATCAAAAAAAGCATCTCTTTGCATTTTATAACTTATTTTACCATTATTAAAAATACTGGAAATTACTGTCATTGTACCCACATCCAAACCAATACCTAAACTTCTGGAATTTTCTTTTTCTCTTTTAGTATATTTTCTTTTTTCTTCTTGTTTTTCTTCTTGAAGATCCTGTTCTTCTTTTCCCAATTCAATATCCATTATTTTTTTCCTCCTTTTAATCTTTTCATTTTTTCTAAAGTATTACTTAAATCATTATTTGATTCTTCTATAATACCTATTTTATTAATATTCACATTAAATTTAGATTCATCTACATCTAAAAATATATTTTTAGGATCATCTTTTTCATTTTCATCATATTTTGACGAATTAGTAGCAATAGATTGTTGTATGCCACCAGTTGAATTTATTTCTTTAACCATTTCTTTAGCTACTTCTTTGGCTACTGACATTACTGATTGATTTGATTTCATCATTTCAGTAGCCATTGTTTTAGCCATTTCTTTAACCATCTCCATCATTTCTTCTTTATTAATATTTTGTTGTTGCTGTGGTTGAATTTGTTCTGTTTGTATTGTTGGCGTTACAAGTGCACGTTTCAACATATCTTTACCTTCAATAATTTCTATCCATCCTTGTCGAATAGCTTGATGTAAATCTCTGGATTTATTTATTTCCAATTCATTAAAACTTGTTGATGCACCATAATGAATAGTTTTTCCTAAATCTCTAATTAAAACTGAACCTATTACTTTACCTACAACAACCATATTTTTACCCACTTGTTTTTGATGCATCATTTTTGCTGTATTTTTCCAAAACTGACCCATCAAAGTTTGTTGAAAATTATTTGCTAACATCAGAATATTTTCCTAGTTATTGTTCGTAACCGATCCATAGCATATTTTCTAGTTCTTTTCATCGCTGCTTGAACAAAGCCCTTACCTCTTGTAAATCCTGGATGAACAAATTTTCCTTCTTTCATAGCTTTAGGGGATGCCCATCTAAATAAACCATTAGCAGCATTAATAGGTATAGGAGCATCTGATTTAGTCAAATAAATCATTTTATGTTTTCTAACACCTGTATTTACATATTTAGCATGTTCAGCATCAACAGTATATTTAACACCTGGTACAACTTTCATTGGTGTTGCTGTAACACTATTATACATTGTTCCTGTATCTATTAAATCTCTCTTCTTAATTTCGCTTCTAATATTCTCTTTACCTTTTTCTGCTGTTTTAGCAATTATCTTTTTCAACGCATCATTATACTTTTTTTTGATTTTTTTTGAATCAAATCCTTTTTTTCTAATTCTTAATTTTATTTTAGTTCTTACAGCCATTTTTATTTATCTTGTTCAATAAACTTTGCATTATTTAAAACCATATCAGGATATGAACAATTTGTATCTTTATATACTTCTGTTTCATAATATTGTTCTAAATTATGTTCTCTTTGTTTTTTGATAAATTGATGAATATTTGTCATATCATGAGCATGTCTAAATTTTGCTATTTGTCCTGATATTTTCTTAGGTTTATCATTCAAAATAACAAAATCATTTGAAACATTTTTTTGCGACTCTTCAAGCCTTCTAGAAAATGTTTTTGTTGGAGCTATGATCAAATCACTCATATTTTAAGATTGAAAAGTTGGAGTTAAAAAATTCTTTTCAAAAACACTAATTTTACCAAATTCATCTTTCCAAGGTGTATCATAAGACGTAGGTTCTATGTAATTGAACTCTTTAGCTAATTTATTAGCATCAATAGATGTTAAACCATCGTTTGTTAATTTAGGTGTGAATGTTGCGTTAGTATTATTAATAAATGTTTCAACATTAGCTTTGTCTGATACATTTTTAATTTCAAATTTAGTTCTTAAACTTGAAAGTAATTGTGTAGTGATTGGTACAGTTACAGTATTCATAATTTATTTCCTTTTTAGTATAGATTTAGCAATTTTTTTAATTAAATCTTCTTGATCATTTATATAAATATTTTTAATTTCATTTTGTTGTGTAGATAATACTGCATATTTTGTTTCAAATTCAATTGGCTTAAAATCTACATTAATTCTTTTTCCTGGTTTTAAATACGCCAAAGTCATATGTGGCTTATATACACTATATTTGGGATTCTTAAAAGGAAATATCTCTGCTAATTTTTTATTCAATTCAATTAAATCAGGTGAATCAATTTTAATATGAGCAACTGATGCATCATCATTATCAAAATATTCTATAACATTTGTTAATTTTATTCTTAATGGTTTATTGAAAATATTTTTTATTAATTCATAAGAATTATCACCATCAGTTCCATACATAATAGTTATATGTGGTCTTGATTCAATTCCATGAATAGTATTATTTTGTTCAAGCGCCAAATCTTCTATTGGGATGCTTCTGGATATTTCTTTTATTTCTTCATAAATAATTTCTGGAACTGGAGCCATTAAACAACCATGGCTATAACTTTCAGCTGCTAAAATTATTTTTGATGCTAATTTTTTAATGTTCATATATTTTAAGAATCCCTTTTAGTTAATGTAAATCCAGTTTTAGCAAGTTCAAATTCGAACCCAAATTCTGCTGCTAAATCTTGAATGTTATCTTCATCTTCTTTTATTCTAGAATAATTATCTACAACATATGAAACTTCAATTTTAATTGGTTCTATTCCACCTTTAGTAATTAAATAATCTCTAATATCCATTCTTCGAATAGAAGTTAATTTATCACTAATATATTTATAAATTTCTTTTAAACATTTAGTAATATTCTCAACTTGACCATCTAAATCTAGAAAATTTAATAAAGCACTTTTCAATACTGCTTCTTTTAATATTTCATTAGATAATTTTGAATAACGTGAATTTTGATTTTTTGCTATCAATTTATCGATTTCTTTTGCCATTATTTTACTATCTGTTTTCCATTTAATAGTATTATCAGAATTTGTAACTAAATAATTTTCAACGATAGAAGATAATTCTTTAAATTTTTGTGAATTTTTATCTTTCCAATTACTGCCTACTAAATGTTTAACTATTTTCTCAGCAGCGTATTCTAATGTTTTATTTCCAAAATCATTATTTTTTGCTAATTCTATAATTTCTTTCGCAACATATTGTAAATCCAAACTAGCGGCCATATTTTCTCCTTAATAATTTATATTACTAAAATTTATTGAACGTCCTTTTACAATATTATTCAATTCGCCTAATCCTGAATTAATTCCTTTTTCTTCTGTTCTTAAATTTTCTCTTTCTTTAGGTGAATCTATTTCAGGAACTTTAATTCCTTTTTTATCAAGTCCAGGTTGCTGAGTTTTATTAGGTAATGGTTGTACTGGTAATTTATATCTAACATCTGTAGTGTCTATTACTTCCATAGAAAAAGTTTGTTGTAAAACAACTCCACCAGGTCCTTCAGTAGGAGTAACTGGACCTACTGAACATCTATCACCATTTCTTCTCATAATTAAATCACGTTGTGTAATTAATGGCGTAGGACCTGTCCATGTTTCTATCTGATAGTTTAGTTTTAAACCTCTTTCAGTTTGATTAATTCTTTGTTCAGTTGTTAAATTAGCAATTATAATTGGAAATGGTCCATCATAACCACCAATAAATCCAGAACCAAAACAAATTTCACAATCTTGATCAGCTCTTTTATGAGTTCTTAATTTAATATCCCTTGTCATACAAGGACATACTTCACCAGCTTTTTTCTTCAAAAATAATAATACTCTTTCACCAGCTTGATCTAATAGCCATGCATTTCTTCTAACAGCCTCTTGATAAATATATGAATTAATTTCAGGTGTAATTGTAACTGCATCAATCAAATCTAAATCAGTTTCATCTTCTAAAGTTAATAATGATACCTTATAAAAATATTTTTTTCTTAATCCTAATTTTGTAGTATGTAATTTAGTTTTGTATGAAACAATAACAGTTGAATGTTCATTAGGAATAGGTGGTGTAATCCATTGTTTTAAAACTTCATCATATACTTTATCTGTCAATAATGTTACTATTCCTTCATAACCTTGAACTTTTTTGATATAAGCTTTTTTACCATCTATTGTAACATTTACCTCTTCTATTTTATCTGTTGGTTTATTTGTTCCTGTACTATCAACAATTGGACATTTAGAAGTTTGAATATTATATTCTAAAATCTGATTTAATGGTTCTATTTTAATTGCTCTGCCAGATTCAAGTCTAAATTTATTCCATTTTGTTTCAATTGGTACATCAGCAGATTTTCCGACAAGTTCTACATATAGATCATCTTTATAAGCATCATATGAGTTCATCTGGAGCCACGTAGATGTATTGTTATTATAAAGATATGTTACTATTATACTTCCTGTACGGGTGATTCTAAAAGCTCCCAATGCATCAGAAGTCATTATTGATATTGGCAAATCTGGATTACCATTATAAAATCTATTTGTAGTGTATACATCTGCTGTTTGTGATCTATCTCTTGAAACTTGAATGAAATTTTGATCATCAAATTTTACTCTAAAAATACAAGAACTAATTGCTGTATGTGGAACATCCCATATAGGTAAACTATAATCAATAGCAATATCAAAATCTTTAGTAAGTTTAAATGTTGATGTTATTTTAGATTCTTGTTTTAAACCAACTTTATCAGAAAAAATTATACCATTAAATTGAAATAATAATTCTGCTATGTCTGATTCTTTCCATTTAGTAGCATCTAACGTTGCCAAACTAAAATTGTCATTTATATTTTTATTAAGTGCAACTGTTCTTTTAAATTGTTCTGATACATCTTCATTTATTATTTGTGTATCTAATGTATAATCTTGAAAATAAGTTTGTGTTAAAATTTGTGAATTTAATTTTTCATACTTACCAACTAATTCAACATCAGATCTGTAAATATTATATCCAATTGTTTTAGTATTAATTGGATGCATATCATCCCATCTTATTTCCAACATATTAGGAACAAATGGTGATATCACATGAACATTAGTAACTTGATAATTATTTTTTGCAATTTCTGAAGCATATACTTCTGTAAATACTTGGCTTATGTTTCCTACTTTATCTTTAGCAAAAAACTTTAATGTAGTTATTTTATTTTCTGGTACACTTATTGGTGTTGTATAAATATTCGAATTAACAGTTGGATTAGCATTATTTGTTGTATAAAAAATTGTAGCAGTAGGATCATCACATATTAAAGAAACACTAATAGTAGAAAAATAATTTCCGCCAACTGGTGATGCTTCAACAACTGGCATCACTGTATCTATCACATATATTTCAGTTCTTTCAATATCTGAATTGTTATTATTATCAACACCTATAAATCTTAGTACTGTACTTCCTTCATTAGAAATATTTAATGGTGTAGAATAAACATTAGATGATAAATTTGGTTTAGTATTATCTAATGTGTAATAAATTACAACATTTGGTTCTGATGCTGTTAATATTACAACTTGAGTAGAATCAAAAGTTGAACCATGTGGATCTGCATAAACTATTGGTGCAGTAAAATCAGGATTAGGAATAGTAATAAATTCCCAATAATCACGACCAATATCGCCTAATTGATCTTCAATAGTAGCTGCAACTTGCACTCTTTCACTAAATTCAAAATCATCGTGATTTATAATAACAGCAATATGAGTTGGAATTAAATTTTTCTTTGTTATAGTTCCAAAATATCCACTTTGAAACACACCATTAGTAATAGCATTGATATTGTTAATAGTTACATTCAATGATGAAATATTTAAGCCATTTTGATCAAATACTTCAAAATATACTGGCGCAGTTAATACAGCACCAATTAAATTTCTGTCAGGTAAAATATTTAAATATTCTGGTAATGCCATTTTATTTTACAAGTCCTTCAACTTTTAAAATTTCAAACAATGTTTCTCTAGCTGTATCCAATATACTTAATCTTGTATCATTAGTATCAGGTAATTCTTCAAATGGATCAAGTGCTGAATCCATTTTTAACATAAATTCCAATTTGTTCATTTTTTAATTTTCTTATTAGAAGCTAAAACAAAATCTTTACCATTTACTACCCAATCTTCACCTGTTAATTTTTTCAAAAATGAAGTTATCCAATTTCTATCCATATTAAATGATAAACCATTACTTCTAATAGTTTCACCAACTTTTTTTGCAAATTGTGATATATCATCTTTATAATGTTGCCATAACATTTTTATTTTATTAGTAGTTTGAATATCTACCGCTTCTTTAAAAATTTCTGACGAAAGCTTTGTCATATTCATGCTTTTACCTCTTCTTGCACTGCAGTTGTTTTTGGTTTGAACACAATATGCTTATTACGCCAAGCAAAATAACCACCACCACCAGTTACTAAAAATCCTACAATAGCCATTATAATATTCAAAATTGTATCTACACGCATTGATTTATCTACTTGTACTTCTGTAACTTTATTTGCTTTTTCTAATGTTGAAACTACTTCTATTAAAATTTCTCTAGTTTCTTGCAATGATTCGATAGCTTTATCTAAATCTCTCTGAATATATTGTTGTTGAACTTCCAATCTTGTTATTCTATCACCAATAACACGCCGCGGACTTTCAACAGATGTTAATTCTGCATATTTTTTTTCATCTACTATTGGGGATTCTTCTAATTGTTGTCCATCTTTTTGCAGTAACTGTTGTTGTGTTTGTTGAACAACTTTTAATCTATCTTTCAAACCAAGACTTTTCGAACTTTCTCTACCATAAGGTGAAGTGAATACACAAAATATCAATAATAGAATAAAAATTGTTTTCATATAAAAAATTCCCCTTATTGATTCAATTTTGAATTTTAAATTTTTGTAAAATATTTTCTGCTGCTTCTAATTCTGTTAATTTTTTGCCCTGTTCAGCATATTCATCAGCTAACTCTAATAAATATTTTCCAACTTGACCTACAAGTGGTCCAGGTTTAGCATTCAACGTATCCATAATCTGCTGACCACTTAATATCGGTTTCTTATTTACTTGAATAGGAGACTCCTTTATTCTTTTTATTTCTTCCCTCAACTCAGGAATAACATTTTCTATAGGATAACTTCCTAAAGAATCTGCCTCTGCTAAATCTAATAATGAATCAGTTAATTCATCTCCCATATCTCTAATTAATTTTCTAATTGCTTTAGATGATGCATTTTCTAAATGGTGTGGCCTCATATGTTCTTTAACAAGTTTTACAACTTTATCAATAGTTTTTTTATCAAATTTCAATCTGTATAAAATTGCTTCTGCCATTTCAGCACCAATATCTTCATGTCCTAAAAATTGAATTTTATCACCAACAAATTTTTGAACAGAAGGTTTTCCAACATCATGTAACAATGCAGCCAACTGTCCTTCTATGGTTTTCGGTGCATTTTTCAAAACTAATAATGTATGTCTAAAAACATCTCCTTCTGAATGATGTTCAGGACTTTGTTTCACACCTTGCAATGCTTCAATTTCTGGTAAAACAAATTTCAATAATCCTGTTATTTTCATGAATTTAACAGCTTTATATAATTTACCAATATTCATCAACTTTTCTAATTCACCCATAATACGTTCAGAAGACACAATTTGAATTCTTTCAGCATTTCTTCTAACTGTTTTCAAAACAGATAATGGTACTTGCCAATCATACTTAGCTTGAAAACGACAAAGTCTAAGCATTCTTAATGGATCATTAGAAAATATTTTATCCAATGAAACATTTGGATGACCTCTCAAAATCCCTTTTTTAATATCATCTTTACTTGTTCCAGTCATATCAACAATTTCACCATTTGTCAAATCCTTCAATAACATATTTACTGTAAAGTCACGTCTTTCATTGTCATCTTGTAAACTACCTTGTTCTGTTATTCTTTGTCTTGATGTTTCATCTGGAAATGATTCTTTCATTGTATCAGCAAATTCTATAATAGCACCTTTTGTTTTATATTCTTCATTTTTATATTCTATGTTTTCTTTAAATGTAATTTGCCATATAGGATAACCAGCACCTAATTGTCTTGGCATAGATATTAAATCATTATTATCAAATACATTATAAATATATTTAGTTAACTTTTCTGCACCATTTTGCATCTCTACAACAATATCTAAATCTTTAGCCTCAAGTCCCATATATTCATCTCTAACGTACCCACCAACTGCGTAAGCTTTATTAGCAAATTCAGTTCCTTTTAAAAGTTGTTTAAGTAATCTTTCAACTTCTTTTTCTGCTAATGTTGCAATAATATTTATCGCTAATTTATCAATATTCATTTTAATATACCCTATGATAGCTTGGTCTATTTTTTCGTCTTTCTAAATTAAACTTATTTTTTCTTCTATATACTTTATGTTTAACTCTATTCTTAAATCTATTTTTTAAATAATATCTATGTGATTTTAATCTATCTGGACCATGTTTTTTATGTTCACGTTTAACACGCATCGTATATGCTGTTTTTACTATATCATTTACTAAAAATTCATCAGTAGGATTAACATAAGACAAATCTTCATCTACAGTATATAATTCATTACTATCTTCAAATGGCTCAACAACATATCCAAATTGTGAATCGTCAATTTCATGAACATCTTTCACAATACCATAATTACCTTTTAATCCAGTCACTATTGTTTCATTATCATCCAACCAATCTTCATTTTCTATTCTAACTAAATCACCAACATACAAATCATTTTTCATAATGGATTTCCTTGATTCGTAGGTTTTTGTTCTCTATAATATTGTCCACGATATCTATCAATTGGTTGATCAACTGTTTTATATCTGTGAGTATTATCTCTTTTAGGTGAATTACTATACTCTTCACTATTTTTATTATCTCTTTTATGTCTAACATCTTGCAAAATGCCATATGATTTAGAACTAGGATGTTCAGTATCAGGTAATACTAAATCATTATACTGTAATAAAGCTTCGTCATTAATCCAATCTCTATCTGGTGACATAATTTCTAATTGTTTTAAACCTTTAGATTTATTCCAGTTTTGAATTCCTTCTGGCATACCTCGTTGTGCAATTTTTATTTTACTAAAAGCTGATAAAACTTCTTCAAAAATAAAATTTGCATATAATTCTTTAACTTCATCTTTAATCTTAAACCAGTTTATATCAGCAAAAATGTTTCTATCATCTATACATAAATCAAAAAATATTTTTCTGGATGTAATAAAATCAGTTGATGTTGCATTCTCATTTATTTTATGAAATTTTATTTTATTATTATTTAAAAAATCTATCACAGGTTTTAATTCATTTCTAACAGTCCAAATTATTATATAACAACCCATATCATAAAAACTATTAATTACTTCATTAGCATTAGCAATCATATTACCAATTGCTAGTGGATCTTCTAATTTTTCTGCTATAGTTCCATCGAAATCTATTGCTATAATATACTGTCTCATTTTACCACCATTTCTTCAATTCAACTTTCAATTTATCTTTTTGTTGTTTCATTTCATTAGAAACAAAACCTTCACAACATGCACAATTAACTAAATCACTTTCTGTCACATTATCATATTTACATAATTGATTAATACACTTCGACCATTTTTCTTGATATACTAATACTAAATTCATTTATTTTAAAAAATTCAGTTGATCGTCTAATTGATTAAAGCACTCTTGTCTATTTTCATGCAAATGTACCACTGGTTTAACAATTTGATATTTCAATCCTAATTTTTTATATGTTTCTAATTTATTACCCCATTGATATTCTTCAGTTCTTTCAAGACCATCAACTTCTAAATATAGATCATTAACTAAAAAATCTGCATGATATAAAGTTTTCCCGATTCTTGGATGTGGAATATGTTTTATTTTATTTTCTATTAACCATTCATCAACATCTCTTTCATGTAAAGAATCCCATCTATGCCCATCTGATGCTATACCATAATATCCAAAATGTTTTTTCTTTCCAAAATTTGGCCTATCACTTTTTATTTTGGAACATTCATTACATATAAGCTTATTTTTATTAGATTGATATAATTTGTTGCATTTAATACATTCTTTATAAATTTTGTCACCAATAATTGTTTGTTTCATTTTAATGTTTTCTTTTTTGCATTTTTCACATTTAACAAATGTCATAAATTTATTATTAACTTCTACTATATTTTTGCAATATACACATTTTCTTATATATTTTTTTAATATTGGTTGTGTTAAATTATTTTCTTTACATTTGTTGCATCTATACGTTGCAGGTGTATGTACATTTTTAACTTCTTCTTTATTGTTGCAAACATAACATGTTCTAAAATATTTTTTATTTTCTATTAAATTTCTTTTAATTAGTTCTTTTTCTTTTCTGCAATTTTCACAATATACAACTGTTGCTCTAGCTTTTTTAACTATAAAAGTATTATTACAAAATTGATTAATACATTTTCTTACAACATTTATTTTTCTTTGTGATAATCTTATTTTTTCAATATTTTCTTTTCTACATTGTTTGCAAATATGCACAGTTCTACCAATTTCTAAATCACGCTTCTTAAAAGTTTTGCATTGTTTGCAATATCTAAAAGTATTTCTAAAAATTTTTTCATCAATTTCTTTTTGTTTACATTTTTTACAAATAAAATTTTTATTTGTAAAAAATTTTTGTTTTAATTCTTTTTTACATCTAAGGCAAATCATTTCAACTTCCGACTCTAATTGTACTTGTACCCATTACCCAACGTTTTATATTAGCACCACCAGTATTATGTACTACTATATTATCAGCAATATAATTTCTGAATGGTTCTTTCATTTCCATATCATAAGTTTCATCTTCACCAAAATATTCCATTTTTTCAAATTCTTCTAAATATAATTCTAAATTATTTTCATCTAATACCCAAATCATTTCACCTTTTACAAGATTTTGTAATTGTACTTCTTCATTTTTATTATTAAAATATATGTGTGTTTTAGTAGATATACATTCTTTGCCATTTTTTGTGGTCAATTTATATAATTCTTGAATACCATTAGTCCAAACTTTCACAACTTCATTTTCAATCAATTTATTGTTAAATAAATCCATTGAATAACTTTTCTTTATTTGTCTATTAAATGATTCTTTTATAGTAATTAATTCATTTTTTTCTAGATCAAAAACCTTAGCATTTTTGAAAATACACCAAGGCCCTAGTGCGGCGCTTCTTGCAAACGTGTATTTACTTTGTGATAGTCCTTTTGTTATATGAATTCTTTTCTTTGCTAATTCAGTTTGTTGATTAACTTGATCTTGTAAAGATGAAGCCATACTTTGATATTTATCACTTCGATTTATGTCAAGTGAAATACCATTTAAACTATAGCTGAATTCTTCGTTGACCCATAAAATTGCTAAATCCCATAATGCATAAGACATTGCTTGTAATAATAACAATGGTTGCCATACAGCTGGATAATTCATTAAAGAAAAACCAGTATCTGGAGGAACTAAATTTATATAATTTGCAGCTTGCATTAAATGTGAAAATAATTGAAAATCAGGCCATCTATATCCTCTTGTTTGAGTAAAGCCACCTATTGCTTGTTCATTACTTGGAGGTGAGAAATGATAATCACGGTCTGGATCTATATCTCTAAGTTTTACTCTTAATTGAGTTATTAAATACATTATTTGAGGAGGAT